GTGTTAGGCCCGTCGCTCGGAAAGTCCTCGATCGGGTAGAGCGGGAGGTTGATCTTCAACCCGTCAGCGACGACCATCAGTCGATCGGCGCTCGACACCAGCTCGACGTCGCTGTCGTCCTTCGCGTCTGGCTTCACGGCTTTGGCGAGCTTGTCGATGGCGACGCACGCCGAGATCTCGCCCTCGACGTCAAACCACGTGAGCAGCGAGCGTTCGAGGTCCGTCGTGCGTGCGAGCAGGCGCCCGCCGGGCTTGGCTTCGAGCTTCACGCAGCCGAGGATCTTCATCCCGCTGCCGCGATCGGCGACCTTCTCGAGAGCGACGAGCCGGTCGTACAGTTTCTTCCGGTTGCACTTCATAGCGTCACCTCCGAGTAGTTGACCAGGAAGCGTTGCGTGCCGTCGAGTGGCATGCGCACGATGCGCATCTTGAACAACTCGGCGACGCGCCGCGCGTTCGCGAAGTTGTCGCCTGTCCACGTGCGCTCGCCGTTGCTGTCCTTGAACAGCGGGATCGAAACGCTGCCGAGAATCGGCGTGTCGCTGTGGATGACGATGTCGCTCTTGGTGTCGAGCCACAAGATCCCGTCCTCGGTGTTCTCCGGGTAACGACCGCTGCGATCGGCGATGGCGATGCGGTGCATCCCGGTCATGTCGCGGAAGTAGCGATGGCTTCCGGGCAGGTCGAGCACCTTGTGCCAGCGCTCGCGTTCTTCCTGCTCGAAGTTGGCGCAGTTGAGATCGATGCACTGTGCGGTTTCGTACAGCCAGCAGCCGTGGCGGTGCTCGCACCACGAGCAGCTCTGCGACTCGTCGTCGACTTGCATCAGGCCGTTGATCGGTTCGTTCTTCTTCGCCACGTTGTCCTCCTAGTTCTCTCCGTTGACGGAGCCGATGTCGTTGGCGTACTTCAACGCGTCCATGAGCTTCGGCCACCGCGTCCTCAACCTGCGACCGTTCATGAAGACCACCGTGATCTCCCACTCGCGGTCGAACTTCTCGGCCTCGATTTTGAAGATGCGGGGCGCCATCTGCTCACAGGCGCGGGCTTCCGCGTCCCTCGTGTCGTAGTCGGGGCTTTCTTTCAAAGACATGTTCTCCTCCTCCAGAGTGTCGTCGAAGGGCGGCGGCGCCACTTCGTCCCGCCAGCCGAAACGCGACGGCGCGCTCGGGTGAATGTTGTTCCAGTTCATCGAGGTGCCTTCGTGTCCAACGCCGCGCGGATCGCGCGCGCGAGCAGCAGCGCATCCGGGATCCTCTTCCACCCGGCGCGCTGCTTGAAGTTCCGGTCGTAGCTCGGTCCGATATTGGGGAACGTCGGATCGACGATCATCACCCATTGCCACAGGCTGCCGCATCGCAAGCTCGGCGTGATGATGATGCCTGCGATGTCCGACCATCCTGCTTCTGTCGGCTCGTCGAGATAGGCGCGGATGCGCGTTCGAATCTTCTCGTCCACTTCACCGCAGAAGTTCGTTGCGCCGTCGAGTAGCTTGCGCGCTTGCATCACTCGGCCGCCTTCCCGAGCATGTGGTGCACGGCCGAGTCGTCCCGAAGCGCGTCGGCCACGCTCACGACTTCGGTCGACACGCCGTTCAGCGTGGTGCGGTTCGCGCTGCGCACGGCGTCGCCGACGAGAATCGAGTACACCCGCACGCCGCGGTTCTTCCGCCACGTGTTGAAGTCGGCCTCCCACTCCTTGCCGATCTCGGCCTCGCCGTCCGTGACGAACACGACGTCCGCGTGCTCGAACTTCTTCATCTTGTCGATGAACTCGCGCGCGCGGGCGAGCGGGGCTTCGAAGGACGTGCCGCCATCGGAGGCGAAGAACGACACGGCTTCGATCGCCTTCATCGGGTCGATCGCCTTGCCGTCGAACTCGTCGACGCGCAACACCTGATAGCCGAAGTGCACGAGCGCCACGGGGCGCTTGTCCTTCGCCGCCACGTGCATGAACGCGAGCGCGACGGCCGCGGCCCATTCCGAGGGCGCGCCCTGCATCGACCCCGAGGAGTCGAGGCAGACGACGATCGGTCCGGCTTCCTTCGCGGGCGGCGGCGCGTGCCGGTACTGCATGGCGGTGCGCTCCAACACCTTGTTCACGAAGACGGGGCGCAGCGCGCCCATGGCGCCGGCCAGCTCGCCCGGAAGCATCCGCTCGATCTCCGCGCCGGTCTCGATGCCGGTGAGCACGCCGGAGCCCTTCTTCGGGGTCTTCGCCTGCTCGCGATCCGCGATCCTCCTGAGCCGACCCGCGAGCGTCGCGATCCGCTTCAAGCGCGGGTTATTCGCGACGACCGGGGCGAGCTTCTGACCGAGGGCGCGACGATCGGCCTTCGAGCCGTGCATCTGGTGCCCGAAGCCGAGACCGGCGACCATCTCGCCCGCTTCCTTCACGGCTTCTTGCGCCGCGCGCAGTCCGTTGCGGATCGCGTTGCGGATCGTCGTCGCGTCGATGTCGCCAGCGGCTTTCTCGGTCTCGCCGACGGTCTTCGCCAGCTCGAGATCGCGCGCCGCGATGCCCTCCTCGAACTCTTCCTGCTCGTCCTCGGGCACGTCTTCCATCATGGCGCGCAGGGCTTCGAGCGTCTCCGCATCCGAGCGCGGGTCGCCGACGCCGTCGATGCCGGGCAAGCCCGCGGCGATGATGTGCCCTTCGAGCGCGGCCGCAGCGCGCGCCGCCAGCCAGTCGTCGCCGACGCACTGCGCCCGGAGGTCGCCGAACTCGCGGAGGCTGCCGATCTGCTCGTGGATCTCGGCGTAGGGCGCCGCACCGATCGCGCGCTCGTCGACCGGGAGCTGCTGCTCCTTCTCGGCGTACAGGCGGTGGAAGACCTCGTCGTGCAGCTGGCGCCACCCGGCGAGCTTCTTCTCACCGTCGGCAACCGTGGTCCGCTGCGCTTCCTCGCGAACGAGCTGCAGCTTCGAGCACGACTTCTGCCAAGAGCTGACGTTGTAGACGAAATCGCTCATGATGTGCTCCTTAGATCCTCTTCATCGGGCGGAAGCGGGCGACCTTCTCGAGAAGCTCGCGGAACTCGGTGTAGACCTTCTCGACCTGGCCGACGTACTCGTCGAGCGAGTCGTCGCCGACTTCGTCCTTCAGGTTGCGGATCTTGTCGAACGCTGCGACGATCTCCGAGCGGCCCTTCGCGAGCGCCGCTTCGTACGCGGGCTTCGTCATCCGCGCGGATTCCAGCTCCTCGAACCTCGGCACCTCGCGCAGCGACGTCACCGCGGAGTCGACGATCGTGCGCGCCTGCATGCCGAACGGATCCGCCGCGATGCCGATCGCCGTCCAGAGCGCGTCGCGCTGGTCGTGCGTCTTCCACAGCATCTCGGCGAGCACGTGCCAGTCCGAGGTCTCGATCTTCGCGTGACCCTCGATCGCGGCCTTCGCGCAGAGCGCGCCGACGCACTTCAACCACGTGCGGTCGGAGACGACGAACCCGGCGGTCCGCACCGCGTCGCGGATGTCCGCGAGCTTCCGCGCGTTGCTCGCGTCGAACGCCATGCAGTGCGCGGTGTTGCGCAGCTCTTCGAGTTCCGCCGCCGTCAGCATCGGCTCGTCCATCGCGGGCGTGCCCTGCTCAACCAGGAGCGTGAAGGCGTCGCGATCGTTGATGTAGTCGACCCAGTAGCGGAACAGGAAGCGGTCGTAGAACGCCGCCTGGCTGTCGTCCTGCGGGTACTCGTTGCTCGCGCCGACGGCGAATTCCAGCGGGCACTTCTGCGCGCCGTCGCCGTTGTGGAAGATCCGCTCGTTGAGGATCGAGAGCATGCCGTTCCGCACGACGTTGTTCGCCTTGAACACCTCGTCCAAGAACGCCGTCCGCGCCTCGGGCAGGCGCCGCGTCGTGACGCGTGCGAACTTCGAGAACTCCAACACGCCCTTCAGATCGTACGGTCCGAACAGAGCGTCGGGCACGGTGCTCTCGTCGAGCAGCCATTCGAAGTGCGAGCCGCCGATGCCGAACGTCTCGATGAACGCGCGCGTCAGCAGCGACTTGCCGGTGCCGGGAGGGCCGAGGAGTAGAACATGCTCGCCAGCGACGAGCGCCGTCAGCATGCCGTCGATCTCCTTCGAACGCTCGGGGAACGCTTCCTTCAGGGAATCGCGCGCGATCCTCGCAGCTTCGACCACGTTGCTCTTCGTCTTCATCTCGAACTCCTTTTCGTCGGCGACACTGTCGCCGGTTCTGCCCACTCCTCGACCGCCTGTCGCCCGGGCGAGGAGCGGGCACAACCCGCTCCGGTTGCTACTTCGAGGCCCTCAACGTGTCGATCGTCTCCGTCAGCGACTTCTCGGCGGCGGCGAGCTTCTCGCGCAACGCCTCGCGCCTCATGCCGAGCAGGTCGTCGTGCAGGTCGACGATGTCGCGCAGCGACGAGTATTCGGCGAGCCGCGCTTCGAGCGTGCTCACCTGCACGGTCTCCGCCTTCGCGAAGTCTTCGAGCTTGTCCTCGATCTTCTGCAGCCGGCCCTCGAGGTCCTGATCGCTCGCCTCGCGCAGCGCTTCGATCGTCTCCTCGGCGTCGTACTGCGGGCAGGTGAACGCCGCGCGGTCGCCGTAGACTTCCTTCATGAAGGACGCCCAGGCGCGGATCTCGTTGGCGCGCGACGGCGGGATCCACCAGATGCCGCCGAGCGCGACCATCCGGCAACCGCCCCACCGGTGAAAGGCGCGCTGGAACTCGGCGCGGATCGTCTCGATGCGGTAGACGATCGCCAGCTCCTTGTACATGTCGCGGATGCGCTCCGCGATGACGTGCCCGTTCCCCGCCGCCTCGATCTGCAGGAGCTGCGACGCGGGCTTCCCGGCCTTCGCCGCCGCCTTGTCGAAGCCGACCTTGTACAGCGTCTTCGACTGCGCGTCCTTCGTCGACAGGCCGACATCGCCGACGTCCTCGACGTTGCGCTCGATGACGGCGTGTACGATCTTGTCGCTGCCGGTCTCGAGCATCTGCACCTCGAACGCCTTCACGTCGACCTCGCCGCCGCCGCGCACCGAGAGCTGCACCGCTTTCCGGTAGGCGTTCTCCGGGCCGAGCTTCGAGAACGAGAAGTGCGAGTCCAGCCCGTTGTTCGTCACTGCCGCATCGACGTCGTCCTGCATCGCCCACCCGCTCATCGACCAGCCGACGAGATCGCCGATGTGCTTCCCGCTCTTCGGCTGCGTCAACTTCGCAATCACCTGTGTCTTCGTCATCGTTCGCTCCTTGTTAAGCCGCGTTGCTCGCGGCGTTGTTCATCTCGGCCTCGATCTCGACGATGCGCGCCGCCTTCTCCCGTTGCGTCAACGGGTAGAAGCGCGAGCCCTCCGCCTTGCAGCGCATGGCTTCTTCCTGCTCCTCGGCCCAGATCTGCTGCTCGGCGTGGTTCATCTTCGTCATGACACCCTCCGTGTGCTGGCGCTGCGCGCCGTGGCTGTGGTCTAGTTGATGGAGTTGCGCAGCTGGCACATCGCCTCGCGCACGCAGATGCGGCTCCGCTCCGTGACGCTCGACGCGTCGCCGACGTAGTCGAGGAGCTGCGCCAGGCGCGCGATCTCCTTCTCGACCAGGGCGTTGAACCCGGCGCGGATGCTCGCCGCCTCGTTCGCCTTCTTCCACTCGGCGCGCTTCGAGGCGAGCCAGGCGTTCGCTTCGACCTGCGTCTCGAAGCGCCGCTTCTCGTCGCCGAACGTGGCATCGACGACGTCGACCGCGATCTTGATGCCGCCGGCGTCGACGACGACCCGCACCCAATCCCAGTGGCCCATCTTCGTCGTGGGCTTCGCGGTGCCGTCCGCGTCGTTCAATAGGGCGCGCGCGTGGTCCGCTTGCAGCTCGGCCGACTTCGTACGCATGGCCTCGATCTCCTTCGTCGCGGCGGTGATTTCCTGCTTCGTCATGATGATCTCTCCTTTTACGGTCCGCCCCTTCGGCGGAGCCCAGACCCGAACCGCCGAGCTGTCTCGACGTTTCGGGTGCGGGCTCCCCCGCACCGTGAACTACTCGGCCTTCGGCGCCGCGAGGTCGAAGGCCATCTGCATCGAGGCGCGCGCGTTCTGCACGGCGACCGCGATCTCCGCGGGCATCACGCCGAGGTCGAGCTTGGCGACGCGCTTGATGATCGCGTTGAACCGCTTCTGCAGGAGGGCCGTCGAGTTGCCGGTCGCCTTCACCTTCTTGGTCATCATCGCGCGCTTCGTCTTGAGCCAGGCCTTCAGCTCCTTCTTGTCGGCGGACTCGAGCCCGAGCAGCTCGGTGGCGGTCAGCTCGACCTCGCCCGCGACGAGCGCCTGCACGACGGCGGGCTTCACCTTGTAGATCCGGACCTTCACGGTCAGGTCGGCGCCGCCGCCGATGCCGGGCACCTTGATGTCGCGGATGACGTTGTCCAGCGAGCTGTACGCCTTCTTCGCGGGCTTCTCGCCGGTGGCCGTGGTCTTCGAGCCCTTCGCCGTGCTGCTCGCCGCCATCTTCTTCGCCGCCGCCGCCTTCTTCTCGTTCTTCGTCGTCATGATGATCTCTCCTTGGTTCGTCGACGCCAAAATGGCGCCGGGTTTTACTTCTTCGCGGTCAGTATCCGGAACCAGCCCCATGCCGTGATCCCGGTCGTCGTCTTCGCGAGCTGCCTCGCCTTCTTGATGTTCGCGAGCATCGTCTACTCCCAGACCAGGGCGCGCTTGACGGCCTGGCGGATGCGGGTCGCAACCTTCGTGGCATCGCGCCCGCGACGGGTGAGATACCGAACCCACTGCCGGAGGGTCTTGTCCTGCTTCGCGCAATTGCACGAGCGGCAGGAGGTGACCAGATTCGACTCGTGATTCGTGCCGCCGAGTTCCCGGGGCGTGACGTGGTCCAGGGTGATTTCCTGCGCCGGAGCGTCGAACAGGTCCGCGCCGCAGTAGACGCAGTGGAACCGGTCGCGACGATAAATCGCGAACCGCTTCTCCGTCCGAATCCACTGTCCCTTTTGTGCCGCCATGTGAACCACCTTTCAACTACACACTACCAACACAACAAATATACGTCCGTGGCGGACGTGTGTCTAGTTTTTTTCGCCTGTTTTTTACTTTATTTTTAACCATGCAAAACCATTGAGTTTTTAGGCCAAAAAAAGCGTAAAAAAACGACGTTGAGGCGATCGCCCAGAAGGTTCGCGGCTCGTAGCCGACGGCGCTAAAACCCAGTGTTTATGCGGCTCGTAGCGATCCGGATGGTCGAAAACAGCGCGCGCCCAGAAGGGGTGCGGCTCGCGCGGGTCAACGGGTCGGTTTGTTCGAACTGGCTACTGCGGGGCGCCGCCGAGGAGCGGGACGATCTTGGCTGCGTCGTTCGGCTGCATGACGCCGACGACGACGGCGATCGAGAGTATCGCGAGCACGCCGCCGATGATGATCGCGTACAGCACCCACTTCGGCAACGTCACGTGACCGCCCGGGGCAACCGACCGCCGGAGGTCGTGCGGCGTGTCGTAGGTCTCGGGCCGCGTCCGGCTCTTCGATTTCGGAAACTTGATCTCGGTCTTGGTGATGTCGCCGATCGCGCACGCGCCCTTGTGCTCCGCGATCTTCTCGTCCGTCTCGCCTGGCACCTCGTCGACTTTGTCCCGCAGCCGGTTGATCTCTTTCCACGCGCTTGCGACGCTGCTCGCGGTCTCCGCGCCGCCGACTCGGATCTCGGCCATCCGATCCATGAGGCCGTCGAAGCGGTCATCGAGACGATCGCCGAGCTCCTTGAAGCTGCTCCGCATCTCGCGCAGTAGTGGCTCGTGCCCGGAGCACAATGCCGGGTCTTGCTGTTCGGTGTGTTGTGCTAACGGTGTCGACTTCGCCACTTCCGCCCCCTCGCTGTGCGCGTGCGTCGCGCTCATGTCCCCCCGCCTTCCTATTCGAACAACCACTGCGTGCATGCGTGTATGCAAGTCACCCACTCGGTGCACGGGAGCTCGCCGTCCTCGGATGGTAGGACGCAGTCGAACCAGACGCACTCGACGGCTTCCAACTGGGCAGCGGTCATGTCGCCGACCAGTGACGCCTCGCAACCGTCGAAGCAGGCTTCCCACCCGGAGTAGGTGGACGACATCGCGCCGCACGCGGCTTCCGCGTCGCACGCTCGGCCGCAGTCGAACTCCCAGTCGGTGTCCGTGTCGGTGTCGGTGTCGGTGTCGGTGTCGGTTCCGTCGTGGGTGTCCGTGTCAGTGTCGCCGGGCAACGAGAACTCGTCCTCGAGCGGCGCCGCCTCGTAGCAAGAGCAGAGCAACAGCGCAACGGTGACCCAGTATAGCTTTTTCATGATCACACCTCCTCGCCCCGACCGGCGGTGGCTTGCGATCCGCGGAATGCGAATCGGCTTTGGTTCGGTGTGATCATATCCTGCCTTTTCTCTCGCCGTCTGTTTTTTTTTACACTACCGCATCCCGGCCTTCGGGACGCGTCGGACCTTCATCAAAGGTGCTAGGAGTCCGCCCGGCCTGCCGCACCGGATCGCCCAAACCGAATCGCCGTCGAAGCACAGCCGCCCCATGTCCGCGGCGAGCATGGTGCTGGTTTCGCTCGGTCCCTCGAGGTAGCACACGAGCTGCCGGGCCTCGGCGTCCACCAGGGTAGCGCCGTCCGGGTGCGCCGACGTCGTGGGGATCTTGAACAAGGCCATCGTGTTCATGGCGCCGGCGCCGTCGAGATCGAGCAGCACCTCCAACCAGACGTTCACGCCGTCGAACGCGAGATTCCCGATGCCGGCCCCGTTGGCGCCCATGCTGTTCGCCGGGAGGTTCTGCTCCGAGATCGTGTCGTTCGCCACGTCGTAGGTGTGCAGCCGCGCGATCGTGTGCGGCGAGGCGTGGGCGTAGTTGTTGGACACCCAGACGAGATCGCCGTCGAACAGAGCGTCGCGCGGGAAGGCGGAACCGATGCCGCCGAGGTTGGCGGGCATGCTGGCGAAACCGGAGCCGACGTCTGGATCCGCGACCGTGCACGTGCACAGCGCGCCGCCCTCGGTCGTCTCGTTCCAGACGCCGAAGTAGATCACCGATCCGTCGGAGCACAGCGCGCCGCTCGGCCAGATGTTCTGCACGGCGGAGTTCGGGCAGTCGCCCGAGCCCGAGTCGTGAATGCCTCCATCGTCGGCGTCGACGATCGTGACCAGTTCGGAGGTGCCGAGCACGTCGCACTTCACCCACGAGTTGAGAGTCGCTAGCAGGTTGGCACCCATGCCGACGCTGGTGAGTGACACGCACCGGATGTTGTCGCACATGGCGAGGCTGTGCCCCATGCCGGTGCCTGGCAACTGGCGACCGGTCGCCGGCCAGCCGGTCTTCACCGCGCCGGTGCGCGGGTCGTACGCCTGCACGTAGTGAACAGCACCGGCGCCGCCACTGTCCCTGAACATCACGTAAACCGTGTATCCGTCGGAGCAACACGCGGTCGGCACCCACGGGGCGGTGCCAGCGGCGGGCAGTCCCGTGGTCAGATCCCACGTGAAGTCCGTGTCGGCGTAGTTGTTCGGATCGAACGACAGCCCGGCGACGCTTGTGGCGTCGATCAACACGAGATAACGGGTCTTCCCCGTGGCTGCGCGCACGACGCACAAGTCGACGACGTTGGAACCGACCGAGATGTTGTTCATCGAGCCCCACATGTGGGCCCATCCGGTCGCGCCGAGGTTGCGCAACCCGCTGGCGATGTTCTCGAAGGTCTCGACGGGCGAGGCGCTGCCGCCGGTGAACGTCTTCGCCCATGGGTTGTCCTCGAATTGCACGTTGTGCGACTGCTGCGCGCGATCGGCAACCGGAGTGTCGCCGTTCTCGAACTTCCACGCGCCGTCCACGGTCTCTCCGGTGCTGCGCTCCGTGCGCGCGTTGAGGTGTGCGAACACGTGCTCCAACACGGTCTGCACGTCGGATGGCGCGGCCTCCTCCTCGGGCGACCCCGCGATCACCGCGGTCGTGACTGAGCTCGCCGGATGGGCCGGCGCGCCGCCCGCGATGTGTCCGTCGACGGCCGTGGCGATGGCTTCGAGCGCGCCCTGCGCGCTGACCGTCGCCAGCATGCCCCACTGCACGTAGTGGTTCGTGGCGTCGAACCCGTGCACGCCGATGCGATCGGCGCCCGTGCCGCCCGGTGCCACTGCCTCGAGAGCTGCGGCTGCGAGATCGTACACGATAGCGTTGAGCGCGGCCTGCACGTCTCCCACGGGCGGCGCGGAGCCCGCGGGCAACGCCGCGTCGAACCACGTGTCGGTCGGGACGAACGGCATCGTCGCGCCCCAGGTGTCGAGCATGGCGAGCACGGCGAGCACCGCGTCCTTCGAGGTGCCGTAGGTGAGTGTGCCGATCGTGGTGCCGTTGTAGCGCACCCAGTCCTCGCGCCTGGTGTTCTCGATCTCGGCGATCGTGATCTGCGTCGTGCCGAACGACAGCAACACGTCGGTGATGAGCAGCGCGTCGGCGAGGAGCGCCGGCGGCACGGCTGTCCCCGTGGCTGCCTGCGCGCCCTGCCTCACGATGTACTCGTACCCGTCCAAGCGCCGCGTGTAGACTTCGAGCCCGTTGCCGTCGATCTTCGGCACGGACAGGTCGACCTTGTGCCGTACGAAAACCGAGACGTATCGATCGTTGGCGGGTGCGGTCACCGCGGTCGGCGCGCCGTACTCATCGACGGAGCAGTCGACGGCTTCGAGAGCGAGCCCGGAATAGAGACGCTCGCCGTCCTTGTCGACGCCGCCACCCGGGCCGACGATCTGCACGTTGAGATCGGCCAGGGGCACGGTCGGGATCGCGGTCAACCCGAATTGGATGCCGGTGTAGTCGGCGTCCGAAGCCATGCCGGAGATGGCGTCGCCGACCCAGTCGAACGCCTGATCCATCTCTCCCTGCGAAACGATCTGCTCGAAGTACCAGTCGTAGCGGTTCATCTTCTATCACCCTTCCATGAGTTCCGACTCGTCGTCGAGGTGCGACCATCCGAGTGTCCAACCGTCAGGCCACGGCAACGTCTTCGCCGCGCGTATGTTCACGAGGTGCGTGTGCGCGGGCTTCATGTACTCGGCGATGCGTCGCACGATCGTCATCTCGTCCGAAGTTAGCACGGTGTCGTACTGGATGTCGAAGCTGTACAGCCCGCGCTCGTCGTCGACCGCGAGCACGCACCCGCCGATCTCGGCCGCGGAGTTCACGCCGATGAAGCCCAGATACTCGGCGACGACCGATGTCAGTAGCACCTCGACCCGGGCGCCGACCTCCGGGTTGTTCGAGTAGATCGCGACGTTCTCGCCGTCTGTTCCGGTCGCGCTGGCGATGCCGAGCTTTGCGACGAGCGTGCCGCCGGTGATGGTGACGGAGCTCGCCGCGCCCACGAGCTTGCTCACCAGCCGCATGTAGCGGGCGACGGTGAACCCGTCGATGAGCTCGACGCGCAGCCCCTCGAGTGAAGCGGCGAAACGGTGCGCGATCTCGTCGACGGTCACGGAACCGGCCGAAATGAAGTCGCCCGCTTGCATGACGACTTCTTGCTCCTCGCCGCCGTCGACGGTCAACAACAGGTTGTCGCCTGCGACGATCGCGAACGGGCCCGCGCCGGTGGTGATGACCGCGGGCGTGCCGTCGTCGATTACCATCGCGGTCGCGCCGACGAGATGCCCGTTGATGGCGTCGACCATCTCTTGCGCTTGTGCGTCTGCAGGATCGACGAAGTCGGTGGCTGGCGTGATCGGTATCACTTGCGTGGTGCCGTCGTCGACCTGGATCTCGATGTCGAAGGGCAAACCTCCGATCGGTGGCACGGTGAGGTTCGCGGGGAACGACAGCTCGCCCTTCACGATCGCGATCCCTCCGTCGCCGAGCGCGTCGACGCCGAGCTTCCAGCCGACGGCCAGGAAGTCGACGACGTGCACGATCTTGCCGAGCAGGAAGAGCACCACGGCTTCGATGCCGGTGGCGGTGCCCTTGAGCTTGTAGATCGGCACGAGGTAGCGCACGAGCTTCCGCTTTTGCAACAGGGTCAGCTCGAGATCGGTCCAGTCGAACGGGTTCCCGAGATCGTAGAGCATCGCGTCGATGGTGGCGTCGTCGCACAGGTCCGGATCGAACGTGTCCGGCATCCGGTCGATCTCGCGGATCATGAGGTTCACCAACTCCTGCCAGCAGTTGATGAGCCGCTTCAGATCCTTCGAGTCGTCGCGCGTCCGGATCTTCCTCGGCAGGAAGCGCCACAGGTCGAAGACGCGCCCGGGCGGGATGTCCGGTTGGAAGCCGTAGAACGTGGCGACGAGGAACGCCGAGTCCATCAGGTTCCCCGCGTCGTCTTCTACGCGCGCGCTCACGTGCGCGTGGTACTCGCAGTCGGGCGTCTGCTCCCAGTTGAAGGTGATGTCGAACGCTGAGTTGCTCGTGCCGTCGACGGCGACGACGCTCTCGACCGTGAGCTCCACGGCGGGATCCGGGTCGACGTTGTGCCGCGTGATCGTCCAGTTGGTCGGGTCGTCGGCGCAGTCGACGCCGACGCCGATGGTCATGCCGTCGTCGAACACGACGCGCAGCGTGAGCGGCGCGCGCGGTGTAGCCGTGAGCAGCTTCGGCGGAGTGAGATCCTCGATGTCGAACGCCCAACTCGTGACCCAGTCGTAGGGGGCGACGGCCGTGTGCCAAACACCGGAGCCCCACGGCATCGCGACCCACAACTCGTCGCAGGTCAGCGTCAGCTCGACGTCGACATGCTGCTCCGACGTGAAGAGCGCGGTCGCTCCCTGGTCGATGTTGACGTCGAAGCCCTGGTAGAACGGGCTCGCGCCCCACACGACTGCCGAAGTGAACGGGTTCCAACCGGCCTCGAGCGTCAAGATGCCGTTGAAGGTCGCGGCGAGCACGCCGTTGACGTTCAGCGTGAAGGTGATGTTCCGGCCGAAAGCTGTCGGGTCGCCCGGCCAGTTCAGGTCGACGACCGTGAACAGGATCGACGCGTGGGTGTCGATGCCGTCTTCGTTCGGCTGCGGGTCGCGCCGGATGACGGCGAACTCGTCGCTCAACGCCACGAGCGATGCGGACTCGATCTCCAACATCGCCATCAGTCTGTCGAGCGTCATTCCCACCGCTGCTACCTCCTACACCGTGTGCCAAACGAGACGGAACGCGACTTCGTGCGGCCCTGTCAAGTGACGAACGGGCGCGCTGAAGTCCCACCAGGCGCGCTCGCTTTCGTCCTTGTCGATCTGCCTGGAAGCGGCGACGACACCATCTACCAAGATCTGCGCCAGCCACACGTGCTCGACGGCCGACGGTGTGTTCACGCATTCGTTGTAGGATGCTGGCGGCAGGAACGGGTTGACGTCGAGCGCGAAGCCGAGAATCCGCATCGCATCGATCGCGCCGTACAGTCCGGGGCTCCCGTACTGAATCGGAACGCCGAGTGGCGGGCGCGCGAATGCGACCATCGCGGCGGCGGCTGTCCCCTCTGCCACGCCATTGATAAGCAGCCGCAGCTGGTTGCCGGGGGCGGCTGCGCTGTCGAATACGAGCTGATAGAGCTCCCACGGACGATTGGCGACGATCGCGAAACCGAGGATCGTGTAGCTCGTCGTGACGCCGCCGACTCTCACGCGGAACTGCAACGCCCAGGAGTGCGCGCCGATGCCGGCCGCGCCGAGGAGCCGAATGCTGATCCCGTCGTTGACGTCCCACATCGTCCAGATCTCGGGCGAGACTCCGTTCGAGGTGGTGTGCTCGTCCGCGTCGAACTTCATCCACCACTCGAAGGTGGTTGTCGGCACCGGATCGACACCGAACACGTGCGGCGTGTTCTCGCCGAGTAGCATGGCGCCTGCCGCACCCGGCGGGATCACTCGACACGCGGTTGCGTCGGGCGAGTAGGTCTCGATCCCATACTGCATCTCGCCCTGCCTGGTGAACGAGAAGCCGCCGGGCACCTTGTTCAACGCGACATCGACCGGGAGATCGAAGTCGAACTGCGCGAGCTCGATCGGGTCCCACGTGTCGAGCCAACCAGCGTGCGGCGTGAACGTGCCGCAGTAGTGTCCGGTCGAACGGAATTCGGGCACGACGAGATCGATGTCCGTGAGGTCGACGACCTGCTTGACTTCGGTGTACTCCTCGACGCCCGGGCCTGCGACGTGCACCGTGTCCGAGGCTTCGCGCTGCCCGAGCATGAAGACGCGCGCGCCCACCTCGCCGATGCGGCCGGAGCTCGCGCCGCGGCCGATGTCGAATTCCGTCGTCATCAGGTCAAACGCTCCACCGTGACCGCGTCCACCGCGCCACGCCGCCCGACTTGTCCGTTCGTCGCGAAGGCGAACCCCGCGCAGCCGCCCCACAAGGGCGCGCTCTCGCTGGCGATCTCGAGAGCGTCGTCGATGTAGTCGGCCATCCCTGTGATGGCGGTCCACGCGGGCGCGACGCCGATCGGGTGTCCGACGAGATCGTTCGAGAAGACCTTCAGCAGCACGTCGCCGTTCGGTTCGACGATCGCGTCGAGCCGGAGGTGGTGCCACAGATCGTCGCCCATGCTGTACTGCGAGGACGACGAGCGCAGGATCGTCACGTCGTCCGCGTCATCGACGAGCCCGCCGACGAGCGGTCCCTTGGCGAGCACGATGTGGTACGGGTCCGCATCGCTCAGGCCGATGATGTAGGCGAAGTCGCTTACCGACGGCGGCGGCGTGCCCTGCAGGCAGAAGAAGAGCATCGGCGTCATGCCGGTGTTTCCCGGGCTGCCGACGCGCTTCACGGCGCCGGTGATGACGCCGCCACCCGCCGGAGGAGTGAGGCCGCCGCCGGTCGGGTTGAACCCCGACAGGTCGACGTACTTGCCGTGCGCGCCGACGGCGTCGCTTCTGCTGTTCCAGCCGTAGACGAAACTGCCGCCGCCGCTCGGCGGGACGATGCCTGCCGTGACGCCGCGGGCGAGATCGCCGACAGCGAGCACGTCGTCCAGGGTTCCCCAATCAGCTTGTCCCATCGTCGTCTCCTCTATGGCCCAGTCGGGTAGAGCTCGCTCGGCCAAGTGTCTTCGCTGAAGTGCTCCATCGTCACGGGCGGATCCGCAGCGGCGAGCAACAGTCCTTGCCCGATGCCGGTCGTAATCGACACGGCTTCGATCACGTCGAACAGGTCCGCCGGTGCATCCGGAAGCACCCACCAGACGCGCGTCGTGTTGTTGTACATGAGCAGCGTTCCGGTGTCGCCGGTGGTGCCGCCGTGCACGATCTCACCGATGTCGGTGGGCACGGCGTCGGTGTACCCGGGGGCGCCGAACTCGAGCCGTCGCAACGAGTCGAAGATCGCCGCCGTGAGATCTCCCGGCCCGTACGCCGACGTCCACGCCGCGGCCAGTCCGTACCAACCATGCAGCGTGAAGCGTTCGAGCACGGTGTCTTCGGCGACGGCGGTGTCGAACGTGCCGAAATCACGGGCGTCGTCGACGGTGTAGTCGCCGCCGACGTTCGGGTCCGTGGCCCACGAGAACCGAACCCACGTCCACGGATCGACGACCAACGCGTCCGAGGCCCCTAGCAGGGGCGATGGCGGGGCCATGACCGCCCGGGCTACCCGAAGGCGGCCGGACCTGAGAACGGGGCACAGAGCGGCAAAGCCGAGCGCCTGGCGCAGACTGGGCGTTGGGTTGCTCTCCACCTCCCCGAACATCAAGCCCGGGGCCGTGATGTGGTGCGCCGCGTCCGCGCCGAAGGTCAGTCCGACCAAACCGTTCTCGGCCCACTTGCCGAACAGGTAGCCGGACGCCGGCCCGAGTGCGGCGACGAGCTGCACGTTCAACTCTGTTTCAAGTGCTCCGGAGGATGCGTAGATCCCGGGCGTGACGAGCATGCGGTGCGCGGTCTCGCCCGCGATGTAGAACCACAGCTCGCGCCGCGAGTAGGTCACGGTCAACGGGAAGGTCAACGCGTTGCCTTGGAGCTGCCCGCTCACCAGCGCGTCGGCGACCCATCCTTGTGTCCCGGCGGGCACGCACAGCGGGTCGGTGCCGAACGCTTCCTCGAACGATTCCGCCAGCAGTGGATAGGTCGGCGGCGGTGCGAGCGTGCCGTCGTACCAGCCGCGCCACTCGGCCGCGATCTCGGTGTACGCCTCGAGCCATTCGGGGCCGGAGTGCGCGCCGTCGTTGTAACCCCAGTTCAGCTCGAAGCCCTCGGCGCGCGCGGGCAACGCCGACGACGCGTTGAACCACGCGGCGACGAGCACGGCGTCCGCGACGTCCGCGATCCAGGCGTCGTTGTCCCAACCGATCTCGAACCCCTCGAAGCCGCCCTGGTGCTGCTCGTGCGTGGCGTCGTGGGTGTTGAACTCGGCGAACGCGTTGTAGATCTGCAACGACCGCCACAGCCAGTGCTCCGCCTCGCCCGCGCGCGCGCTCACCGCCGGATCCTCGAACTCCGGGTTCGCGAAGTCGCTCTGCGCCTCTTCGAAGGCGGCGCGGATGTCGAGATCGCCCATCACCTCGCCGAACAAAGCGCCCTGGCTGAAGAACCCGGTGAACCCGTCGCCGCCGTTGCCGGCGCCGACAGTGACCGAGGGCCCTGCGTGTTGCAGCCGGAAGTTCACGCCGATGACGGTCGATGCGCGCGTGACGCCGTCGACGACCAGGCGGAACTCGTAATCCGGGCGCCCGGCGGTGTTCCCCGCTCCGTACGAGTAGCCGGACCAGCAGATCGCGATCGTGACCGCCCGTCCTCCCCAGGTGGCCCGCGGGAAGTCGTAGGTCAGATCGACCCAACCGACACCGTCGTGATAGGCACGAGCGACGAGCTTCTCGTCCGCCGCGCGCCAGAAGACACCCATGCCGTTCGACGCGGCGTTCGGCGCGCCCTCGAGCGGGTTGTCGATCTGTAGGATCCACCGGTCTGTCACCCAGGCGACCATGTTCTCGGGCTTGATCTCGACCGCGGCCGCGAACGGTGCTTCGTACCCGCACGACGCCGCATCCTGCGCGCAGATCGCGAGGTCGCGTGCGCCAGCGACGATAGACATCAAGGGCGTGTCGTTCCTTCCCTGTGCCCAGAGCGTCGTGTCCTTCGTCATCCGCACGCCGATGCCGAGGTCGGCGTCGGAAGCTCGGAGCTCGGCCGGTGCCGCTGCGTGCCCCATCGGCATGTGCAACAGGTCGACGGGGGCGCGCCGCAGTTCGAGCGAGCTGGTGTTCACGGGGAAGGTGAGACCGATCGCGGCCAGCATGTGCTGCCAGTCCAGTCGGCTCCACTCAGCGATGTCGGGCACCCACGGCTCGAACTGCGAGACCTCGACGCGGTCGATCGCGATCTCTTGCGTGTCGTAGGGCGCGACTGGCGGCCACGGCCCGCCCGGGTTCGGGACTGTCGCCGCCGAGACGAGCGCGCCGATGAGCCCGTATCCGGTGAGCGATCCGGGCACGCCGTTGGCTCGGAGGTCGATAACGACGCTGTGCACGACCGCCCAGACCATGCCAGCGGTGTCCCACTTCTCGATGTTCACCGTCCACGCGGGCGACGCTCCGGTGACGATGACGCGCAACGAGCCTGCGTCGGTGTCGGCGGAGGGGGCTGAGGCGTGCGATTCCGTCCCGGCGGGATCGATGGGTCGGTTCAGGTGGCAACCGTAGTCGAGCCAGTTCGCGTCGCCCGGGCGCTTGCCCTGCAGTGAGGCGGCGAGCTGGTCTGCTGCTTGGCGCTCGCCGTCGAAGGAGAACACGACCACGCCCGTCCATGCGCCTCGAGGGTCCGCCGGGTTGCGCGCCACGGTGTCGTTCCACCGAGCTTTCAAGATGCCGGTCAACGTGTCCGCGACGGTGCCGATCCAGCCGCGCAGCGTGCAACGGTGCCCGAGGGCGAGGAACCGCAAGCCGTTGGCGTCGTCGACGTCGACCGGGAGGGGCGCGCCGCTGACCGGATCTGCGGCCCAGAAGGCGAGGCCGCTCGGCAACACCTGATAGCCCATCACGATGACGGGCGACGGCGTGGCGAGATCGCCGGGATCCGACTGCTGCGCGTACCAGATGTTCGCGTCTTCGAAGAGCGCGCAGGGCTCCGAGGTTGGGGAGATCGCGAGCTTCCGAAGTGCGGCGTCGAGATCCGTTAGCACAACTGGGCCTTCGGACGCGCGCACGTGCAGCGCGGCGTTCGCGGAAGGCTTCCAGTGTACATACGGCCGCGCCATCAGATCTCCGTTCCGGTCCTGCCGTCGATGACCGTGACTGTTCCGAGCGACGGGAACTTGTAGAGCGGGAGCGCGACGTCCGTGTGCATCCCGTTGATCGTGAACTGGTCGGACGCGGCGCCGATCTTCCGCACGCCGGTGGTGTCCCGCACGATGTTGAAGAGATCGGAAAGCGGAATCTCTCCGGTGGGCTCGCCGTCCTCGTCTTTGTACTCGAAGCCGAAGCCGACGCTCGGGTTCGGTGCGCCGCTCGCGAGCATGGGTTCGACGAAGTCCTCGAGGTTCGCGACGATGTTCGCCTTCATCGTCGTGGGCGAGGTTCCCTCTTTCGGCCACGCCCAGATGACGAAGTTCAAGACGTGGTAGACGACGGCCTGCACGTCGAGCTGGAACGTCACCGTGTGCGGGTACTCCACCGTGCACTTCGTCACGACCTCGGCGAGCTGCGACGAGCTCGGCACGCCGCCGCCCTTCGGCAAGCAGAACAAGATCCCGTGGTTCTCGTCGATGCCCTCGGGGTACTCGTTCGACGTGAGCATCAGCGCGCGACCCACCCAGGATACGAGCATCGCGACGATCTCGAAGTCTTCCCGGGCGACGCATCTGGTCATCGCCCGCAGGCTCGCAGGCGCGTTCACGCGCGCGCCGTCGACCTCTTCGCGCGGGAAGCCGCCGGCGGCGTCGTCGACGTTGGTAGCCGAAAGATAGACGGTGTGGCCCGCGTCGTCGATGAACGACCCCTCGATCTTCTTGAGCTTGCCGGAGTCGACGTTCCCGGTGATGCCGCCGCCGGTCTCGTACTCGCACCGGATGTCGCCGACGGGAATGGCGCCGTTCGTGCCGTCGCCGAAGTAGATGGTGCCGAGGTCGTTGTGGTCGATCTCCTCGCGATAGTGGTAGTCGGTCGGACCCGAGAGCAGGAAGTTGTCGACGCGGTTGAAATTGCCCTGCGTGAACGTCGAGACGATGCCGGAGCCCGAGACGAACGGACCGAACGGCAGGCGCGCGAACTGGTTCGGCAATCCGGTGCTCGCCTGAACGTACACGGGCTTCCAGAGCGCGTGCCGCCACGAGACGATCTGCGAGGTGATGCCGCTGCCGACGTCGATGTCGATGAAGTCTTGCACCTCACCTCGTATCGGTGCGACGGGGTCTTCGGTGCCGATAATCACGGTCGCGCCGGGTGGGTTCGCTCGCACGTGCCCGGTGACTGTGCTCGGGTTCAACACGGTCAGCGTGACGTCCGCGCCTGCCACTGACGCGGAATCCAGCATGTAGTCGATGAGCTTGCAGAGGGCGACCATGTTCTTCCGGAGCTGCGTGAACGCGATGCGGCCCTCGCGCGACTGCTTGTCGGCGTAGAATGTCAGGAAGTCGAGGCACCACGGGTTCAACGACTTGAGGAGGTTCCGCCAGCTCGCCTTCGCCTTGTTCGTCCACGTCGGCCACAGCGACTCGATGAGGTTGTCGACTCGGGCGTCGAGCGACGCGAAGTCCTTGCCGTTGCTGTAGTCCTCGTGAACCGGTAGCAAAGTCATCGCCTACTCCTTCAAGGGCATCTCGACGGAATCCGTGCGCGTGCTGCCCGCACCGACTGGCACGAACGTGATCTTGATCTTCTTCTCGGTCGACCGCGGGTCCGTTCCGTCGCTCACCGAGATGTTCGTGATTCGCGCGCGCGGCTCGTACTTCTCGAGAACGCCGGCGGTCGCCTCCCAGGTCAACGCGGTGACGACTTCATCGTGCATGCCGCGATGGCGCACGGCGTCGAGATTTCCGCCCATGTCCGTGTCCCACGGCACTTCGCCCGGTGTCCTTCCGATCGGGCCCTGGATGGCGAGCAGGCACGCGACGTCGTTGCGCAGCAGCTCGAGGCCGGACGCCGTGCGCAGGTCGCCTTGACCGTCCATCTCGAGAGGCCACGTGAATCCCGTGCCGAACTCCTCGTGCAACGTGTCGCTCATTGCCGAGATCCTAACATTTGGCTTCACCGAGCGCCAACGTCAGCGCCCAGTCTGGGTCGACGATCAAGTCCGCGATCTGGTCGAGCATGTCCGACATCGCGAGCAGTAGCTCGATCTGCTTCTCGAACGCCTTGCCGATCGCGTCCTCGAGCAACGAGCCGAAGCATGGGATCTCCTCGCCGCCGAAGAGCCCGATGAAGATGTTGATGAGCAGGATGATCCGGCCGATGGCCTTCAGCGCTTGCGCCATCGCCGAGAGCGAGTCGTTCAAGTGGTTTTGCGAGCAGACGAGGATGCCGTTCAGACCGACGTCGTTGAGATCCGCTGCGTCTTCGATCGCGTCAACCATCTTCTGTAGCTCGCGCTGCAGGTGCTGAAGGTCCGCGGCCATGCCTCGAAGTAGCGCGGCGACGGTGCGAATGAGCGCGCGCACCATCTTCGGAATCGACAGGTACGGGATGAGCCCCATCAGCTTGTCGATCTTCTCGGCGAGATCCGGGATGCACTGGATGAGCTCGCCCGGGTCGAGCTCCGTGATGGCTTTGGGTATCGCCTGCAGGCACTTGAAGATCTGCAACACGGTGTCGAGCACGTTGAAGAACGGGGCGAGCGGCGCCATCGCCGGCCCGAGCTGCCCGATGAAGTCGAGAATCATGTCGCTCGACGTCGGTATCTCGGCGATCGCCTTCTGCACGTAGCTCAGGCAGAAGCCGCCGGGGAAGCAGATGTCGTCGGGCGGCGGCGGCACGTTGAATTCGAGACAGAGACCGGCCGGGTTCCAGGCGACCGACGAGCCGCTGACCGATTCACCTGAAAATAGTGTGTAGGCGCCCATCAGTTGATCGGCCTGTTGCTCGGGTTGATGACGCGCTTCTTGATCTGCACGGTCGACGCGTCGATGTCGATGAGCCCCTTCGCCTCGATCTTCAACCCGGTGGTCGCGGCGAGCCGCGCCGAGTTGTGCTCGTAGTCGTAGGTCAGCTCGATGATATTCTGCTCGACGCCGTTCACCTCGCGCACCATCGCCCAGGTCGCGGAGCGCTGCCCCTCCCGATTGTCGATGACGAGGCGGAACGGGCCGATCGCCTCATAGGCGACGTCGGGCGACTCGAACTCCTTCACCGCAGTCGATACGCCGCCGGGGCGCACGAGCCACCCGGGCCTGTAGGTCGGGTGCTGCGGGTTGCCGCGGATGAACTCGACGAGCACGATCGCGCCTTGCGGCGGCACGCGGATGCCGCCCCAGTTCTTCGCGCCAGCTCCCTGTGGCCTGGCCCACGGCGACTCGGCCATGAGCCCCTCGATGCGCACCGTGATGCGCCCGTCGCCCTTCGGGTCGTTGCGGTTGACGACGGTGGCTTCACACACGCCGAAGATCCGTTCGCCGTCGTAGTTGTCGCCGTAGTCCATCAGAAGCTCTGCCACCACTCGCTCTGATTGTGCGAGTTGATCACGTCTTCCTGCTGCGCGCGGTCGAGCAGCAAGAAGTCTTCCTCGTCCTCGTACTGGCTCTGCCCGTGGGCGTTGCCGCTCGGATCGACGTACTGAACGACCTTCTTCGGCGTGCCGTCTGGCCCGTACTCGTACCCGATCTTCTCCTCGAGTGGCGAGACGATCTCGCCGATGAGCGACGCCATGTCGTTCAGCGTGTAACCGTTCTTCCACTCGGACGTGCATTCACCGCCCGCGCCGGCCGCGGTGTTCGAGAGCGGCTTCTTCTTCGCGGCGTTCGTCTTCTTCGGAGCGTCGCGACTGAGCTCGACGGTCTGCTTGAAGGTGCCGACCGAGATGTCGGTCCGCACGCTCTTGATCCAGTAGTGACCGTCGACGGTGTCCGCGATGCCGATGACGTTGCCGACGCAGCGCGGCTCCAACTGCGGCTTCCCGTTGACGACGCACGAGATCTTGTAGCGACCGATCGCCTTGTGCCGGTAGGTGCCCTTCGCTTTCGCCTTCGCCTCTTGCTGCGTGGCGAGCCCGCCACCGACGTCCGCCATGCGCGTGCATCGCGCTTGTCGGTTGCTGACGCTCTCGGAGATCGGCGGCCACGGTTCCCATGTGGCCTCGAGGATCTCGGTCGCGATCTCGTCCAGTGTGCCGTACTCTTCCTCGCACCCGAGGCTGGCCTGGTCCGCGGTGTCCGCGTCGGCCTCTTCCTTCACTTGCTCGCCGGTATCGGGGTCCATCGCGGTGTTCTTCACCTTCACGACCGCGGCCGGCGGCTTGTATTCGAGCCTCGGCTCCTCGACCATCGGACAGACGAACGGGCCGTCCTTCTCGGTGCGGTACGTGAAGTCGAACTTCGGCTGCGACTCGGTGCGCCGACGGTGCCAGTGCAGCCCCGTGTGGTCGATGTAGAAGATGAAGCCGTTGTCCTTCGCGAGCTTCGCGAGGAACTGCGCGTCGCTCATGTGGGCCGTCTGCACGAGCACCTCGTGCGTGGCCTCGGTCTCTTCTACGTCGAGCGACGAGCCGCTGAACCCCCATGCTTGTGCGATCCGCTTCACGAACTGGCTGTCGGTGCAGCCCTCCATCCGCCGATTGCGAGGCGCGAGGTTCATCTTCTCGAGGAGGCAGTGGCAGATGACCTTCATCGGGTTGCTGCGCTCGCTCTTCACGACGATCATCCGTCGCGGCGGGTGCATGTCGCCGGGCCAACCCCATGCCATGATGAACTGCTGCCCCTTCGCGAGCACCGGATTGTCGAGCAGGGCGAAGTCCTCGTTGCGGAAGGTCAACGTCGCTTCGTCCATCTTCGTCTCGTGGTCGCTGAACGTGAACCCGACGAGCCTGTCCATGAGCATCGCGCGCGTCTCGGACCACTGGCCGACGTACCAGTTTTCGTCGCCGGAGTCGTACCCGACGATCTCGAAGGTGACGACTGGTCCGCCGAACGGCATCAGTGGCTCCGCCGCTGACCGGCGCCGAAGACGACTTGGCGCACGTAACGCTCAGACGGCACGACGATCGTTGCGCCGACGGCGAGCTTGATGGTCGGGTCGACGACGGGCACCGGCTGGAACTCGGCGATGATCCACCAGTGCCTCGACTTCCTCGGTATCGACGGGAAGTAACGGTGCGCCAACCCCCACCACGTGTCGCCTTCCTTCGCCGAGTGGAATCGATTGTCGGGTTCGTTGCTGTACTTCAACGGCTCGCGCTCCGTGAGGTAGGCGACGCCGTTCTCGTCGATGCGCTGCGTGCAGTAGCGGTAGCGACTATCGGCGAGCATCGTCATGCTCCTTGGAACAGGATGCCGGTCTGCATCACTGTCTTGCAGGTCGCGCGCTGCGACGGCGCGATCTTGAAGTTCAGGTTCGCGCGCAGCTCAATGATGTTGCCGTTGATGTCGCACTCCTCCGCGACGAACTTGTAGCTCCGCAGCCGCGCACGACAACGACACCAGCCCGGGATCACGAGTAGACACGAGGGGGCGGAGCCGCTGCTCATCGACTCCGTGATCTCGTATGGCACCTTCAACGCTTCGATGAACCGCTTGCCGACGTTGATCTCGGCCGAGAGCTCGGCGGTGGTCTTCTGCTCGTTGCGCGCTGTGTTCATCATCAACGCGTTCCAGTAGACCTCGACGGGTAGCTCGTCGTTGTTCGAGTTGCCGAAGATCTGGTACTCACACGAGCCGCCTATCGGTGCGACGTCCTGGTAGTTCACCGAGCCCGACTGCTCAAGCGGCTGCGGCCGGAAGGGGAACGCGAGCACACGCCCGTCGTCGTTCGCGTCGAGCGCGAGGTTCACGATGTAGCCGCGGACGATCTGCGTCGGTTGATCCATCAGTAGTTACCAATCCCGGGCACGGGCTCGAGGTTGCGCTCCTTCTCGTTCGTCTCGTTCCGCGCGTTGACCTCGGCGAGCACCTGCCCGTCGACCATCGCGATGATCGGGCGCTGACCGATGGCTTGCAGGTTCTTATTGATCGCCTGCAGCTCCTTGAGGTTGCGCTGGTACGCCTCGATCGACTCCGAGTTGATCTTCCCGTCTTTGTTCTTGCCCCACGCGTACGTGTTGCCGCCGACGGTGTTCGTCTCGTCGTACTTCGTTTCCATGACGTCGCGCAGCTCGCGCCCGCGCTTCCGCATGGTGTCCAGCTCCTCGGGGTCTTGCGCCATGCTCGAAAAAGCGGTGCCGATCTGGCCGACCTTCTTTGAGGTGTAAGCGTCGTTGATGTCCGTGTCTCGGCTGAACTCGTCGTACGTCTGGAACCCCAAGACGAGCGACATGACGTTGACGAACTGCGAGATCGCGCCGCCGGCTGCTCCGAAGATGCCCTCGACGATCTTCAACAGGTCGACGAAGACGCCGAGCACGGAGCCCGCATCGCTCAGTACCTGCACCACGTCGGTGAACGTGTCCTTCATCCCGATGAGGGCGCCCGAGATGTCGTCGCCCGTGATGCGGGTCAACCCGTCGACGATCTCCGAGATCTTCTCGCCGACTCCCGCTAGGAACTGCATCGCGGTCAACGCAAAGTCCTTCATCGCGAAGCCTGCCTCGTCGCCCGACTTCACCCAGTTGCCGAGTGGATCCTTGAACGCCTCGCCGTTGATGATGTCGATCAACCACTGGAACTGGCCGAGCAACTCGCGCGCTTGCGGCCCGAGCTGGTCGAGGGCCCGGGCGAAACCCTTGCTGAAGCCCTCGAAGAACGCGCCGAGGCGGACACGCAGCCGCTCGATCATGTTCGCGAACTTCATCACGCCGGAGTTCTCGACGCCGCCGAGTTCCTTCCGCATCGCGTCCGACAGCTTGCCGTTCGAGAAGATGTCGACGACGGCGGACCACCCGAGCTTCACCTTGCGCCCGAGCTCCGAGATCGAGTCGCCGATGCCGCCCGCGTTCTTCTGCGTCGCGCGATACAGCGTGTAGAGACCGAGCCCCATGCCGCCGAGCAGGATGGTGAGCGGGCCGATGATCAAGCCGAAGCTCACGAGCGAAACGATGACGTCCTTGATCCCGATGCCGAACATCTTCATCGCGGCGCCCGCGATCAACATCTTCCCGAGCACGGAAGCGATGGTGCCGAACGCCGTGGCGAAACCGAGCACGAGCTTCTGTGTCCCCGGTGACATGCCGCGGAAGGCGTCGACGATGCTGTTGATCGCTTTCGCCCCGGCCTCGACAAACGGTCGCCGCAACTCGGCCATCACCGCCCCGATCGACTGCGTGAATCGCTTCTGTGCGTTCTCCGCGCGCTTCAGTGCGCCAGCGTAGTCGTTCGTGATGATCTTCGCGGCCTTCGCTGTCTCGCCGCCGGCCAAGTTCATCTGCTCCTTGTAGTAGCGGACCGCTGCGGCGCCGGACAGGGTCACGCCTTCGGCTGTCACGATTCCCTTCGTGAGCTTGTCGACGATGATCGATAGACCGCCCGAGGCGCGCGCCGAGAAGATGCTCGCGAGGTTCTTTGAACGGTCGGCTTCGGTCATGCCCCTCGTCGCCTCAGCGAGATCGCCGATGATGTCGACGAGCGCGCGAGTTTTCCCCTGCTGGTCGACGACGGCGACGCCCTGCTTCTGCAGCTCCTTCCGCACGTCGGGATTCGCGAGCTGGATCATCGCCATGTTCGCTGCCATCGCGGCGCGTGAAGCGTTCGGGATGATCTCCTTCATCATGCCGAGTGTGAGCAGCGTGTCGTCGAAACTCGCTTTCGCCAACTGCGCGCCTGCTGCGACACCGTAGAGCATGGGGCGCAGCTCGTTCCCGACGATGCCGAAAGTCTTCATCGCCCAGGTCATCTTGTCGGTGACCAACGCCGACTTGTCCGCGCCGATCTGGAACTCGCCCATCACGTCGTGGAGCATGCCAGCGGCCTCGGTCTCCTCGAGGTTCGCGACGCGCGCGAGGTTCATCGCCGACTTCAAGGTCAACATCGACTCACTCGCGTTGCCCGTCTCCTCGGCGAGCCGCTGGAAGACGGCCGCGGCCGTGTCGACGTTCCGGCCCTCGAACTCCTTGCCGAGGAGCTGGTCGCGGTACTTCTGCATCTCCTCGGAGGTGGCGCCCGTGCGCGCCTGGACGAACTTCAAGCTGCGCTCGAAGGTGGCGGCTCCTGCCGCGGCCTCCTTGAGTGAACCACGGATAAAGTCGCCGGCCTTCGTCGACTTGTACCCGACGGCTCCGAGCACGAGCGCGGCGTTCTGCCAACCCTGCTTGATACTCTTGAAGAGCCCGGAGAACGAGCTCTCGGCCTTCCGCACGGCGCCGGACGCCTCGTCACGGCCGCGGATGGTGATGCCGACACCCATGTTGTTCATGGACATGGTTCACCCACCGTGCGCTTTACGATCTTCCGCGCGAAGTGCGCGCTGCTCGCAGGCGATCTGGTACATCTCGACCAGCGAGAGCTTCTCCGTATCCGCCCACGAGATCAGCATGCCGCCTCCGAACGCTGGCTGATAGCACAATCTCGCGCGCCAACGGAGCAGATCCTCCGGCCTTATTCCTCCAAGGAATTGGCCCCACGAAGGCCGCGCGCCTCGCGATCCCGAATTGCCTTGTAGAGCGGCGGTAGCATCGTCAGATCGAAAGGGCCTTCGGCCAGGAACGTCCTCTTGCAGATCGGACACTTGATCGCGATCTCCGTGTCCATGCCGAAGTCACTGTCGTACAACGCGCTCCGCAGCACTTCCGCGTCGACGCTCGACATCGACGGGTATTTCTTCCCGTCGCCTCCGTCGAGCCATGCCATGATGTCGTGGTTCTCGACACCTTCAACCTTGATGATTCTCGTCCGCAGCGCGACGGCGGAGGCGCGCTTCGGGTACTTCTTGTTCAGCTCGAAAAGCCGCGCCGGATCCGCGCCGGTTGCCACGCGGTACTCGACGTCCTTGCCGTCAACCGTGACGTGGAACGTCTGCCCGGTCTTCAACGCCGCGAGCGTTTCGGCGTTCGGCCGCTTGAGCGCGGGCTCCACGGACAGGTCGAGCTTCCAGTCGAACCGGCCGCAGAAGCCGTGCTCGATGGGGAACTGGAACTCGTTACCGTTCACCCTCGAGATCTGTGACAGCCGCACCATCGCGACGAACCGATCGCCGAGCCCGACGTTGTGAGTGCCCCAGTTCTTCCCCGTGAAGTGCTCGTACGGCCCGGGTGAGACGACCTCGATCGTGCACGCGGCGAGCACCTCGTCCAACGTGCTCTCGTACGTCGGCACCGTGGCCTCGGCGATGATGTTCTCCTCGGCGACGGTCGTCGAGCGCATCTTCACCTTGCATTCGGAGGGGAGCTCGAAGATCTGTGTGGACATCGTAAAGCCTTTCCCTTGTGCGCTCGCTCACGCGTGCGCGCGGTCGACTAGTCGACCAGGTCGAAGTCGTCGACGGACAGCGTGATCGACTCGATCCGCTTCGTGCCGTCCTGGTTGTTGTCCCACTTGCCGGCGGTGAAGTCGACGGGGAACGCGCCCATCACGTGCCAGCGCTCGACCTCTTCGCCCGCGAGGTTGAGCTGCACGATGTCGAACGACTTCTTGCACGTCGCGGGCACGGAGCCCTTGCCGGTCTTCGCGTCGTACACCTGCTTCATCCAGGTCCACAGGTCGTGGTCCGAGCACGCGCCGCGGGTCAGCGTGATGTCCGGTACGTCGATGAGCCCGGGCTCCTTCGTCGCGATGCGGACGCCGCCCTGGCGGTGCGACGTCTTGCCCGTGGTCTTCTTGAGATCCGAGCAAGTCGTGAACGCCGAGGAGATCACGTCATCGATCTCGACCCGGAACAGGAACTCGTCAAACCAGGTAACGGGGTCGCCCATGGCTCGCTCCTTATGCCGCCGCCAGCGTGTCGGCGGTGAGTGTTTCCCAGATGAACTCGGACGGCGTCGCCATCTTCGTCCCGATGCGCACCTTCATCTGGCCGGCCGCGCGGACCACGGCGCTGTTCAGCTGATCGCTCACGTCGATGCCGTAAGCGGTCTTCTTCTCCTTCGTCTCGAAGGCGCCCTTGTACATCTCGCCCTCGAGGTACTTGTCGAGCGAGCGGTACACGCGGCGCCGGTTCTCCTTGTTGTTCGGGCGGTGCTTGAAGTACACGAGCGCGTGCTTCGTGCTCGCCTTGATCCCGATCATGCCGCGCCGCTGGCACACGTGCGGCCAGTTGCCGGTCGACTTGAGCGTGCGCCCGCCGTCGATGTGGAACGGGCCTTCTTCGAGCTGCACGATCGGATTGATGCGCTTCGGGTAGACGTAGTCGCGCCACTTCTCGTCGAGCACCTGGTGCCGCTCGTCGCCCGTCGGGTCGTCCTCGAGCCCAACGACGATGCCGAGCACGCCGTTCGGTCCGCCGAGGCCGAGGCCCGCCGGAGACTCGTACACGCCGCCGACGAATCGGTCGTTCGCCGCGTACCGGCCGACCACCGGCCCGCAGGGCGGGATCGTGATCGTGTCTCCGGTGCCGAAGACCGACTTGCTCGGGTTCGTGATCTTGACGCGCGGCCAGTACATCGCGCCGTACTCGCTCGACTCGAGGATCGTCGAGGTGTCGGTGACGATCTGTTGCGCTGTCCTCGACGCTTGTGGGTCGAAGACGCAGAAGAGCGTCCCTTCACGCGTGACCTCGGCGTACTGGATCATCCCCTGCCAGAGCGCCAGCGTGGTCGCTCCCGGGATGACGAGCACGGTGCCGCTCGTGATCCTGTCGAAGCAGTAGAGACCCGTCGGCCCCGTGACGCTGCCGAGGTAGTCGATGTCGGTCAACCCGACGAGCCCGTCGTTCCCGCCGACCAGCGCCGCGTACGTGCCGTTCACCGGGCGCTTCTGCGCGGGCGTGAGCACGAGCAGGAGGTCGGTCGCCGTGATGAGGTCCGAGCCGTAGCTCGCGTGGTTCACGATGGTCTCGATGTACCGCAGCGCGGTGGCGTCCATCGTGAGGTTCGGGAACAGCTCGCGGATCGCGCCGTTCTCGTACACGACCATGTTGAACTCGGCCGCGACCAAGCTCGTCGCCGCGCCGATCACGATCGACAGGTTCGCGGTGTAGGTGCCCGGGGTCTTGCCGGTCAGCGTGAGCGTCGGCGCCGGTGCGTCCGTCGCGCCGTCGTGTTGCAGGTTGTCCAAACCGATGACCGTGTCGGCGAGGGACCACGCCATGATCATGATGCTGTGCCCGGCCCCGGCGATGAGCGATTCGAGTGTCACGGTGCCGTCGCTGTTGACCGTGACGACGGCCGTCGCGCCGACGACCGCGTCGACCTCGAGGCCGGTCACGGCGCCGAGGTCGTTGATGTTGCCGGTGCCGTCCGTCGACGCGCCCCACGTGAGGATCGCGTCGGCTGTGCCGCCGGCGATGTGCTTGATCGTCGAGATCAAGCCGATCCGGTCGGAGGTGATGCGCAGGTTGGCAACGTCGATCGCCGCGTTCGCGCCGACGATCTGCGAGTTGATGATGTCGACCGCCTCGTCGACGTTCCACACGCCGCCCTTCGGCGTGAACGTGATCGTCTGCACGATCCCGCTGTCGACCTGCACGAGCGTGGTCAGCCCGTCGAGCGCGAGGCCCGCGCCCCACACCGCGTTGTCGACCTTGTAGCCCTTGGTGCCGGCCCAGGTCGCTGTGACGGGCGCACCTCCGTCGATGGCGATGTCGAGCGTGTTGTGCGACACGCCGTCGTAGTCGCGCATGTCCCACGGGCCCGGGTTCGTGCCGGTGACGCTGCCGGGCGTCGCGGTCGAACCGGCGTTGTTGAGTGTCTGCGCGCCCTTCACGGCGATGAAGCTGTTCTTGTTCGTCACGTCCGTGAAGTGGCACGTGCGGTTCACCCAGAGGAACTGCCCGCCCATGAGGAAGAAGCAGTGCTGGAAGATCGCGACCTGGCTATCGGCCGTGAACCCGCCGAAGCCCTTCCAGTATTCCGAGGACGATGTCGTGAGCATCGGCGTTGAGATCTCGCCTCGCTCCGTGATGCCTTCGACGAGCACGACGGTGCTCGGCAGCGCGGTGATGCTAAGAACCTGCGGCTCCTCTTCGAGCACGACTACTTTCGACGACAGGAACTCGCTGGACATCGTTCATCCCTCCACGGGTTGTGTGCGTTACGCCTGGTCTTTCACGCTGCGACGCGAGCGCGTCGACGTCTCCGTCGTGGGTGCGCTCTCGACCGGCGTGACCGCCTGCTTCGTCTTCGTTGGGCGCTGCTTGATGCGGAGCTCGCCCGCGTTCCTCGCCTCGATGATCGACGGTGCGAGTGCGTACTCCTCCGGTCGGTTCGTCAACGCGCTGTGCGCGGCGAGGTATAGACTCGGCGCGGCGCCGTCCTTGCACTGGCACACGCCCATCGCCCTGCAGACTTGGTTGTGCGCGAGCTCGAACGACTTCAAGGTTCCGGTCAGATTCACGAGGTCGATGCGTCCGCCGGTCATAGCGCCTCCGTTTCGACTGTCGGGTCGCCATCGTTCGCGGTGATCCTCCAGCCTCTGTCGATGACTGTACCTGCCTCGTCATCGATTTGCACACCTCTGACGCTGAACCCGCCTTGAGCGTTGAGCAGCCCGAGGATGTCGGGCGCGAGATCGGGTTGCGGGATGCCGTCCGATGGCATCCACAGGTCGTAGTCCTTGTACGCCCCGGCGGGAAGCGCGGCGACGTTCGGCACGCGGACCTTGAGCCCTGCGCGTCCGAACTTGACGAACGCCTGCAGCATGGCGAGCATCGCCGCGGGCGTCTCGGCGTACAGGTTCAAGTCGAACTCGAGATCGCACCACGTGGGTGGTTTCTTCTCGATGAACTCCGGGTACGTCGTGTCCTCGGGGTCGAGCTTGCGCTGCGTGTCGATGAACGACTCGGGCAACCGCGGCCCGATGATGTGGAACACGGGCGCCGTGGCGCGCATCCTCGCATGGTCGGCCGGATCGTCCGTGTAGTCCCGCGACGCGGTCAAGTGGACGTTCGGCGACAGGTGCCGACGGAAGAGCTTCACGAGCTCGCGGAGCACGCGCTGCAGGTAGCACTCGGTCGCGAAACTCGGCCGCGTGTAGGCGTAGCCATCGACCCGCGTCACGTTCTCGGTCGCGATCTCCACCCCGACGTCGTCGAGGTTCGCGACTCGCACGTCGACTGCGATCGGAAACGCCAGTTTGTACGATCCGCGCCACTCGGGCACGACGGCCTGTATCTTGGTCGCCGAGGCCGCGACCGCGAAGGGCGACGCGACGCCCTCGAACTTCACGCTCACTGTCTGCTGCTCGTCGGTGCTCGTGTAGCCCACGGGTGCCGCCGAGGGCGCGGTGCGGAAGTTCGTGCCGTTGATGATGATCACGTCTCCGCCGCGCGACGGTCCGCTGACGGGTGCGACTGTGGTGATGGTCGGGATGGACATCTTACTTCCCCTTGCCGCCGGCGGCGGCGATGACCTTGTCGATTTCCTGCTGGATGCGTTTGCCGAGCCGCGCCTCGAGCTGCTCCTTCCACACCGACACCGACGGCCGGATGTAGGGGCGCGCCGGAGTCTTCCTCTTGATCGAGGTGGTGCTCCGCTTGAGTGGCGCCGCGAAGACGCCGGCCTTGTACATGGCGAACCACCACTTCCGCATCTTCGGTGTGACGGCCACGGTGTACGACTTCGAGCCGAACTCCATCACCGCCGCGATGCTCACGGGGTCGCCGCCCTTGCCCTTCTTCTTGCGCGCGTTGCGGTGCACGCCGACGAACACGCCGTCGAGCGGATCCTTGCCGACCTTCGTCACGTTGATCGAACCGATGAACGATCCGCTGTTGTTGAGCGCCTTCATCCCGGCGGTCGCTGCGGCTAACCGATTCTCGGCTTTCTCGATGCGAGCATCTGATTTGACGAGCCTTTTCTCCGCCGCGGCGATGCGCGCACTCGACCGAACTCCGAGCGACGATCCGGCCATCACCTTCCCGGGGCCGGAGTTGATCGCCTTCGTCCTCTTCTTCATCTCGGAGCGCATCGACCGCGTCGCGCTGCCGAGTGTCTTCGCGCTGCCCTTGCGCTGCATCATCCGCAGCCGCTTCGTCGTCTCGGACAACGGCTTGAACTTCATCCCGCCGGGCGCCTGGTCGCGGATGCCTTTCACGATGAGAGCGCGCAGCGAGTGAGCTTCCTGCAGAATGGCGACGCCGAGGGCGCGCTTCAGATCCTTGCTCAACGTGCCGAGCACCTTGATGACCGCCTGGTCGCCCTTCACCTCGATGGTGAGACCGACGGGCATGTCACGCCCCTTGGCGCTGCGGGCCACACGTGAGAATGACGAGGTTGAACTTCGGCGTGCCGAACGCGGCGAGACCGTAGCCGCGGGGCTCGACCTTCGTGACGAAGAGCCCGGGCGGGTCGACGAACTTCGCCTGCACCTCGCCGTCGCGGGCTTCGATGGAATCGATGCGGTCGCCGGCCGCGATGTCGATGACGCCGGTCACATCGACCAAACCGGCCGCCCGCAGGTCCGGCATGTGCAAGCAGAGCTCGAGATCGGCCGTCGCCTCGTGCCCGCCGCGGGTCAGGATGACGTCGTCCCAGGTCTTCGAATCGATCTGTACGGGCAGGCGGAGCGCCACACGTTCCCTGCGCGTCGAGGTGCCCGCCTGGCTGCCGTTGTCTACGGGGCGCAGGCTACCGAACTCGTCGTCGTAACCGGCCCCTACGACGGCTGCTGTGGCTACTGGGTCGAGTCGATAGATGACCGCCACGAACCGATTGATGAGCCGACCGCGCATCAGGCGAGCCCCAGGTATGCCGGCTTCTGGAACATCGACAGGATCCGGTCGACTTCGAGGTCGCCCGTCAACCCGTAGGCGAGATCGGAGGCGCTCGGCGCTGCGAGGCTGTACGACTGGTCGCGCGTCGACTCGCCGGTCAGGCGCCGCCGGGCCGAGATGTCCTCACCCTCGCCGCTTATCAGCGGGTAGACGTACTTCAACACGAGGCGCAGGCACGCTTGCTTGATGAGCGCAGGCGTCTCGCCGTAGGAGATCGGCACCTGGCTGCCTGGCGTGGTCTCGCCCGGGGTGGCGTTCCGCGCGAGCTCCGTGTACCCGAAGACGCCGGTCACATCGACCAAACCGAACCCCGAGGTGTATCGAAGCTGCCCGGCGTAGTAGCCGAGATTGTCGCCGGTATCACCGCCGACCTTCGAGATGCGCGGGTCTTGCCGATCGTCGGGCGAGGTGAGCCCTTGCGTCAAGTGCCGGTTGTAGACGTACACCGCGCCGTCCGCGATGGTGAGCGGGACCACGTCCTCATCGACGGTCAACGAGGTGATGGCGATGATCGGGGCATCGAACGAAATCCGGTCGCCGCGCCGGCCGTCCAGGCGGAAGGTGCGCACGCGCGGCTCGAACCACATGCCGGTGACGCGATCGATCACCGCCGAGGCTATCTCGATCGCTGTCGCAACTCGCGCATCGTCCGCGACGGTGGCCGTGACGCCTTCGGCCCGCACCTCGTCGACCGTGACGTAGCCGTTCGCGTTGCCGCGGATCGGATCCGACAAGGACGACTCGAGCCCGCTGCCGGAGTGGTAGTAGGAGATCGCGTACCAGAACGAAGTCGAACCCGAGGTGTCGTCGAAGTAGTAGCTCGAGATGCCGGCGACGAGTGGCACGCGCGTGCCCGGGTTCGTGATCTCCACGGTCCACGGACCTGTCGACGCCGCGGCCCTGTACACCTTCTGCGTGTTGAAGAGCGAGAGCACGTTCGTGAGCTCTTCCACCAACCATCTGACTTTGATCGTCGACACGTTATTCCTCCTCGGCACTCAGCGGATGCGGCCGCACGTCCAGCGCACCCGCTGGCTTCGGGGTCAACGCCTGCGCGGAACTCCCGGTCGGCTTCAGCTCGGTGCTCAGGTCTTCCATCATGGTAGCGCGCGGCGACAACGGACGCACGATCGCTGCCGTGGTCGGGTCAGGGGAAAGCTCTTGCGTGGTAGTGGGCAACGGGTAGAGATCGGCGGGCACCGGTCTCCCGGGCCGCGCTCCCATCGTCCAGATCTCGGTCGACATCAACATCGGTCATGACCTCGCGAATCCTATAGAACCATACCACGTGCTCGCGCCATCTGTCGAAGTGGTGCGGAGCGCGAGCGGTACGCCGAAGGGCAACGACGTCGCCACGCAAGCGAAAGAGAACGTCCCGTCGGCCGAAGGCCCGACGCCCGCGCCGAGGTCGACGACGAGCGCGCCGTCCTTGTCCACGATGGTGCCGGAGATCGCCGAGATGGTCGTCATCCGCACGCCGAGGTGCTCGAGCCAAACAGAGAACCGAGCCGTCGAACCGTCGTCGGCCATGCTCGCACGCGTGACGACCACGGCGCCGATGTCGGCCACGCCCGATGCGACGCCGCCGATGTCGGTGAAGAGCTGCTCGACCTGCTCGCCGAGTGATCCCGCGGGTAGTGCGCCGGCGGTCGGCACGAGCTTCAAGACTGCGTCGCACGTTTCTTGTGCGGTGAGGCTGCTGGCTCCCGCGTTGTAAGGGCCCACGCCGTGTGCCGCTGTGACTTCTGCCGAAGCCGCTGCTGGCACTGCGGCGACTTGCACGGAGGTGGCGAGCCCCGCGAGATCTCCGGGTATGGTCGGATTGTAGGCCACCAACGCCGCTGCTGCTTCGCCTGCCACCGCGAGCCCTGCGAGATCGCCGGTCTTCGCCGCGGTGTACGTCGCGAGCGCCGCGCCGGTTGATGCCTCGACGTCGCTGTCCGTGGGCAATCCGTCGATCTGGTCGGACAGGGTTTCAAGCGTGTCTCCATCACCGCCGATGATCGTCGCCGCTGCGGCTGCTGCTTCACCCGCAAGGGCGAGCGCCGCGAGATCGCCCGTCTTCGCTGCGGTGTAGGTTCCGAGTGCTGTGCCGACCGCCGTCTCCACGTCGCCCGTCGAGATGTTCTCGAGCCCGCCGATCGCGCCCGTGATCACACTCTCGCTGCCCGTGACGTCGGACGTCTTCGCCGCGCCGTAGGCCGCGAGCGCGGCTGCTGCATCGGCCTCGACATCGGTGTCGTCGGGCACGGCGTCGAGCTGGTCCGAAAGCGCCTTGAGATCGTCGGCGTCCGTGCCGCGGATGTTACCCTCGCTCGCCGTGATCGCACCCGTGACCGCGAGCTCGCTCGCTGGATCGGCGGGGAGGTTGTCCGTCTTGAGCTTCACCGCTGCCGCGATGCTGTGCACGACGGTTTCGTATTCGCGCGCCTTGCTCGTGACCGGGTCGATCGCCGTGCGGAACAGCTCGGTCTCCGTGACCTCGTCTACGCCATCGTCGTAGTGGTAGATCACCTGGATCTTGGACGGGACGAGGAGTGCGTCGAGTGCTGCGATCGGCAGGTCGAGCGAGTAGAAGCCCGGGGCGTTGACCGCGTCGATCTCCGTCATCGTCTTCGCGAGCAACGTCCATCCGACCGTGAGCCACGCTGCGCTTGTCCAGTCCCAGTAGGTCGCGACGACTTGATCGGTGTCGCGGAGCTTCACCGTGACGTCCGCTGCTGCCCCGGTCACGGGCTCGCCGTCGATGAAAACTCCGAAGACCAGCTTCATCTAGTACCCCGTGACGACGATGTCCCAGAACCCGACCGCGCCGATGCCGAACATGAACACGCGCGCCACCTTCGTTGCGTCGTTCGGATCTACGAACGGCAGGCACGCCATCCTCTGACCGACGACCATCGTGCCGAGTGCCACCGGGATCTGCGCGAACGAGTCGAGCGTCCGGCTGTAGACGTCATAGCGATAGGTGTAGTATTGGCTCGACGCGTTGATGTACGCGAACCGTCCTTCTTGGGTCGCCGGGTCGTAGGTGTACGAAGCACCTGTGGTGAATGTCGCTCCTCCGGAATCGTAGGCCGTCGCCGTGATCGTCTGCGCTGCGATGTTGATTATGTCGAGCACGCCGCCGGCGGTGCCGCGGAACCCGTGAACGTGAGAGTACCGACACACCCTGTTCGCTGCGTCGGCCACCGGGATCTGGTTGTCTTGCTCGACTCCGAACGTCGGAACCAACATGCAACCCACGCCCGCTACTGCCGCGCGCCCCGTGAGAATCGTGTTGTCCCAAGTCGTCGCGGCGCAATCGCAGAACCCCGCTTCGCGGAACACCGACACGAACGTCTGCGCCTGCGTCACCCAGAGCCACCAGTTCGGGTTCTCGATGACGTACTTCGCCGTTGCACTCGGCTGAACCGTCCAGTTCGCTCGCAGCGTGTAGACGGGGCTGACTCCTGCCGTGTGCGACGTGATCGAACGCCGTTGCCCGACGGCTGTCGGTGTCGCGACGTCCTCAACGATCCGCACCTGGAAGTTCTTGAACTCGTTCGCGGCGACATTCGCATCGCCGTCGTTCAAGGTGTTCGCGGCTTGGCCCGTCAGCGAGCCTGCACCCATAGCAGTCGCCGTCATCACGCCGAGTAGACCTTCGCCCGGCTCGCGGTCGTAAGGAACGTAGAGTTCATCGAGACAGAGCAGGGCGGAGTCCGTACCGGCCGCGTTCGGCTTGTTCGCGTTGACGGTGACTGTGCCTGCTGCCATGCCGATGGTCTTGCAGTCGTTCGCTGCCGCCGCGCCGCCTGTGATGACCATGACGCCGCCGCTCAGGATCTCGTAGCTGTCGCCGTTCGCTGGTGTGAAGCTCGGCGCGGAGTCGAGATACACAACCGGTGTCGTGCCTGCCGTGTTCATGATGATCCGGTGCTCGGAGATCTTCCCCGAACCTCCGGCACGATTGCCGATGAGCCGGATCTTGTAGCCGATGCCACCGCCGCGGTTGGCGAGCGAGTTCGCTGTGAACGTGACGCCTGCGCTCGGCAGTACCGTCGCGCCGAGTGTCAGCTTGTAGTAAGCGGGCGTTCCGCCGGTGTCGTACGCCGTGATCGATCCGCGCGGACCTCGGGATGGTGAGAACTCCGTGCAGTTCCCGGCGCCCGACGTTCCGCCCATCGCGATCGATGTCGCGTTCTTGATGACCCAACCGTCCACCTTGAACTGGTAGGCGAGAAGCTGGTTTGCTGACGACAGCTGGATGATTTCGGGATGACGGTCCTCGTTGTTCCGCATGTCGTGGCACAGGCCGAGCCCGACGGCGAAGACCACGGGAGAACCCGCGAGCGGCCTCCACTCCGGAAGGTGCAGACCCGACTTGATCCCGATCGTTGTGCCCGGCATCGTTCTCTCCTACGTGATCAACCTGCCGACGTTCTGCGACCAGTTCGCTCGATCCATCGACTGCACCGACCGGTAAGCGGATACGCCGCCAATGTTAGTGAGGCCGGTCACGGTGGTCACTGTGCCGCTCGATACGACCGCGTCGACTTGCCCTCGCGACGTGGTTCGCGACACCCATGCGGGTCGATTGATGGCTTGCACGAGCTGAGAGATGGCGACCGCGATGTCCGCGAGCGTGATCCGCTTCGAGAGCTGCGCCGTCTTTTCTCCCATGTGGCCTCCACTGCTGTTCTACCACTGGCGAGCTCGGGCCGCCATCGCCCGCCGCTCGCGGCTACTTCTTCTTCGCCTTCGCGATCGGTGTCGGCGGCTTCGTCTCCGCCTCGGCTTTCACCAGCTTGCCGTCCCTGTCCTCGACGGTCGGGTCGTAGAAGATCCCGAACCGCAGGAAGACGGCCATCGCCGCGAGCGGCACGACGCCGGCCGCGTTCTGCTTCTCGATCTCCGCCGGGTCTTCGGAGTCCTCCGCGGACCACCCGGGCACGTAGGTCAACGGGATGCGGTAGAGATCGACCTCGAAATCCATCTCGTCCGCCTCCTTGGTCTTCTTCTTCCAGGCCGCGGTGTCGGTGATCGCCTTCGGGTGCTTCTTCCTGAGTGCGACGTAGGCCGCGGCCTGCTCGGCGTCGGGCTTCCCCGTCATCTCGAGCCGGAGGTCTTCGGCTGCCGCGTTGAACGCGTCCATCGCTGGCGTGTTCTTGAGCTGGCTGCGCGCGATCTTCAACTGCGCCATGACCGCGTTCGCGACGTGCGCGAGGCCGACGGCGAGCTTCGTCGCCTTCACGGCGCCGCACTGCGCGAGCGCGCCCTCGATCTGCTCCAACCCGTCCTTCTTGTTCAACGTCTTCTCCATCGTCTTCACCTTTCCCCTTTGCCTGGTCTGCTGCTGTTCTTCACTTCATCGTCTATTCGGTCATAATACCATTCGCCCACAACGCGGCCCGCATATCCAAAACACACTGGGCCAAGTCCGACATGTGCTGTGCGGTATCGAGTCCGTATGAGCCTCCGACGTTAGTCGGACACGCCCCTCCGAAAGTATAGCGTGGTTGTGCTGCCTCTCCATTACAGCCAAACGCACCCAGGATTCTTACATCGGCTCCCTCGGCCCGCAAGGCTTCTCTCATGTTTCCGGACGCCACCGTGCAGATAGACAAATAAGAATTCTGATCTCGGGAAGTCGATGTCCAGTTGCCTACCGTGCCTACCGTGATCTTTGCAGCATCGGCCACGGCTGGCGTGCTGGCATCGTAGTACCACTGGTTCCACAGGATCGACGTCCGCGTATCGGTCATCGAAGCTGCGTTGGCAGTGTTCGTGAGTTCCAAGAAGTCGACGTCGGCCGTTACGGTGCCGAGCACCTCGATGTCGAATGGCGAGGAGGGATCGGCTGTCCTGACGCCGACCTTCCCCGCTTTGATCGTCAACGTCTCGGTGAACGCTCCGCCCGTGAAGCTGCCGAGTGCGAGACGCGGCGCGGTGCCTGCGCTTTCGTCGGTGCGATAGGCGATGACGCTCTCGCCTTCGCCGCCGCTGAAGTTCCAGCCGAAGAAGGTGCCGACGTGCGCCGCCGAAGGGGCAACCGCGTTCACGTTGTTCGCGAAGTAGATCCAGGTCGTCGCGCCGCCGCCGCCGTCGATATCGAGTAGACCGTGCGGGGCCAACCCGCCGATGCTCATCTGCCCGCGCACATCGACATTCGTGAAGCGGTGATAGTGCAGCGACGTCGCCGTGTAGGCTGTGCCCGGTGCCGAACCTGCTCCGGGCGAGTTGGCGTAGGTGACAACGGCGACGTTCTTCACCGTGCAGTGACACGTGACTTCGTGATGACGCCAGTCGTACGGCTGTGTCACTTGAAGCTCGAACGCGCCGATCGCCGTCTTGACGACACGGAGGTACTCGGTCTTCGGCCCGCTAACGACCGCCCAGTCCATGTCGTCTTGCACGCCACCGCTGCGCGTGCACGAGACATAGAAGCGATACGGCTCCGAGAGCGCGGAGTTCCCGAAGTTCCCCATGACGTCCAAGAAGTCGATCTCGAACGATGCGCCTGAGTACAGCCCGAGCCCTATCGTGATGTCCGCGATCTTGTACCAACCGGTCGCAACACCTCCGCCGAACTTCCACTTGTAGGTCGATTCGAAGTTCGAGAGTTGGAACTGTCGCCCGCCGTAGCCGAAGATCTGCGCGCCCGGGTTGAACTGCCACAGCGTCGACGACACCTTCGGCGCAAGGTTCCCGGTGTTCGACGTCACCCACATCGGGTACATGACCGCGTTCGTCGAGACGTCGTCGACGATGGTCACGGCACCCGCGTAGGTCGCGCTTCCAGCACTACCCGCGCTACCGGTGACGTTGATGCCCCACGTGCCCGATGCGCCGCCACCGATCAACGTCGGCGCGTACGAATTGAAGTTTCCGCTGCTTAGGAGTTTCGACCAAGCCGATGCCGACGGAGTTGGTCCGCCCGCGATCGTCCTCGCGTAGACGTTGTCGCCGCCGCCGCCGTTCTGGAACGTGATCTGTCCGCCGAAGTTGTACGCGGGGCCGTTCGACCTGTGCGCCGTGGTGAGTCCCCACCACCAGCCGAGGTCGGGCAACCATGCCGCGTTGCTCGCGTCCCAGTGCCCCGACTTGTAGTGCGCGAGCTCGAGAAGATCTTCCACGGACGCTGCTTGATTGGTCGCGTTGCCCGGCGCGCCGTAGACGAACCATGTGTCCGCCTTGCCAGCGAACTGGGCGGAGTCCGCGGCGGTCGCGCTGATCGATCCCGTGTACCCCTTCGTCACGAGGTCGTTCACGCCGCTCGGGTCCGCGCCGCGCATCACGACGTAGGCGCCGTCCGCTGCGTTCCGCGCCTCGAGCACGCCGCTCGCGTTCTTGACCTTCGGCCCGCCCAACCCGATCTGGAAGGTCGTCTCCGAGGTGCCGCCGAGCTTTTCCCAAACCTTCGCCATGCGTCTCCTCGAAGACTAGGTGAGTTCCACCACGTACTCGACCAGGACGGCGATCCTTCCCGTCGAGTTCCCGGCGCCAGGCGTGACGGTACAGGTGAGAACGTGGTTCGTCGCCGTCGTCTGCTGCGGTGCCTGGTAGATCCCGAGGGTCGCGAGGTCCGAGTCGGCCGCCGCCATGAGGGTCAGGGCACCACAGGTGATCGCGGCGGTGGCCGGTGTAGCTCCATCCCAAAGCTCGCCGACCCACGCTTGTGCTCTGAGGATGGTAGCGCCGGCTGGGAACTTGGCCGTTGACGACACCACCAGGTTGTCGTGGGCGGCGATGACGTAGATCGCTTTCACCAGCCCGAGGTCGCCTGCGGTACCGTCCCCCTTGAGCACCCATCCACCGGACTCCCAGGCGTAGAAACAGTCTTCGAGCAGAAGGATGGCGCCACCGGATGCGATCTCCATCGTGATGTGCCTGCACACCGATCGTGGGATGTCGATGATCTCCGTCGCGGCATCGAAGACCACGTCGCCTGCCGTGTACGCGCCGCCCGTCGTGTGGCAGATGCCGAAGGCCGCGGGGTGCGTCCCGAAAGCTGGTGGTCCCGCAGCGCCGTCGAACGAGAAGTGGATGTTCGGAATCCGCGCCGCGAGGTCGAGTGCGGTCGCCACGTCGTTCCCGGCGACGTCACCGGTTTCCTGTAAATACTTGGCGCGCATGACGGCGTACGCCGCGTCGTCGTACGTCTTGGCCTCGACCACCCCGCTCGAGTTCTTCAGTAGCGGACCCGAAGGCCCGCCGATGTGGAACAGGTTACCGATGACGCCCAGAATCTGTGTGAACACGTTCGCCATAATGTCCTCCCGTACTCCCTTAGAAGTACACGATCACACGCCCGCTGCCTATCCTGGGCGCTCCATTGAGATACAGATACACGTCCGTTGCCGTCGTGTACTCGAAGTTCACCGGCGCGTCGTAGTGTGCCGCGACGTTCGTGTCGTTGTCTGCTGCTGCCTGCAGGCGGCCTTGCGCGTTCGCGTCTCCGACCGTGATGGTCGCGCCACCGCCGAAGGTTGTCTCGATGACGACGTCGCAGCGCTCGACGTAGGTGCCGGCCGGTACGCGCCCGATGAACACCGGAGTCCCTGCGTCGTCGCAGTCGAACACCGCGTCGATCTGCGACTGCTCCATCGTCCCGCCCTGGTCGATGAAGTCAGCGAGCCCCTCCGCGATCATGTCCCAGGTCTTCGGTGTCGGTGTCCACGCGGAGCCCGTCGGCTTCAACTCGCCGGCCGCGTCCTCGACGTAGTCACCGGGCGCGCCGAAACCAATCCGCTGCTGCGGGTCGCCGCCGCGATCGGCGACCGCTTGGATCGCTCGGATGAGCTCGTCCTTCGTGGATAGGGCGTTGTTCGACACGCGGTCAGCCTTTCCCTGGTGGCGCGAAGGCGCGCCTCTGTCGGGTTACTCTTCGCTCGTCGACTTCCTGACCTTCGCCAGCACCCGCATCACCTCGGGAGGCGTGTACTTGCCATCGAGGCTCGCCATGTTGCCCTCCTAGTCAACGCCGATGACGAGCGCAGCGAGCGCGTCGTCGACCTTGTTGTTCGCCGCGGGCCAGGACGACGCCGCCGCTCCCGAGCCCCACGCGATCTGAACCGCACCGGTCGACACGACCGTGCATCCCTTGGCCATGATCCGCGCACCGCCACCGACGAGCGCGCCCGCTGTGACGATGCTGCCTGCGGTGCCGACGCAGGTGTCGAGCCGCGCCGTAGCACCCGGCTTCAGCTCGACGCCGTACTTCCCACCGGCTGCGAACATGTCGTACATGTCCGCCGACGACGCCCTCCCGAACAGGAACGCGGCGTGCGTGCTCTTCCCCTGCGAATAGGTGTAGTCCGCGCCGATCCCGCTTGACCCGTAGGTCTCGTATCCGACGCCCACGTCGCTCCGCACGGCAATGTAGGTGCTGCTGCTGCTGCCGTCCATGGTGAACGCCAAGTTGACGCCCACCCAACTCTCCGCATAGGAGTCGTTCAGGACGATGCGTGAGTACGACTTCAAGCCCCTGACAACCGAGCCGCACAGGTCCGCGCTCGCTGCCTGCGCCGCCCACACGGCGTTGTCGACTCCGGTCGCGGGAACTTGCAGGTAGGTCAACAGCCTCGCGTTGCGGGCGTTCGTCGACACATCGACGGAGAACACGCACCCGACCATCGACACGGACGTATCCCTGAACTTGGCGTTCGTGCCCTCCATCCTGATGCCGAGGAAGTACAGGTGCGCCTCGTAGGTGTTGCCGCCACTGAACTCAAGGGCTGCCGGAGTCAGGAACTCCGCGCCGGGCTTCTTGACCTTGACGGTGCTACCGGCCGCTATCGTGTTGTAGAAGCACGTGCCGAACCTGATGTTTGTCGCCGTGTTCCCGATGATCGGCCGAATCAATCCCGCCTCAGCTCCGGTGAGAACTTCCATGAACATCCCGCGATACGCGTCGACACCGAGCCCACCGCCGACGATGGGGAGATCGAACGCGTTGTCGGTCTGAACCACGACGCTTCCGCCGGCATCCACCGTCAGCTCCGCGGATACGTCGGCCATCGCATCCGAAGCGTCGACACTGATATAGCCATTTGGGCCGTACGTGAACTCGTTCCACTGGCACATCGCCCCGTAGGCGCCCGCCGCAACGTGCAGGTGGACCATATGCTCGACCCGGCGCGGGATGTCGGCCTTCGCTCTGTCGGGCGTGGCGTACGGCAACGCGAGGGTCCCCTTGCCAGTCACGTCGCTCCCCGCGGGATCGATGTACAGATCGATGTCGGCCGTGGTCATGCCGTTGAAGTAAAACGCTACGGAACCGAGGACGTCTTGAGATGCGAGTTGTGCGAGCATTGAATCACCTCATGGCGCGAAGACACACGAGGCGACTCGCGCCGGAAAAGAGCGCCTATCAGGTGTTGCGGATCGCGAGGTCCGTTGTCAGGTCCGCGGCTGCCGCCGGAGCGCCACCCGCCTGCGTCACGACCATGCTGATCGCGTCGCCCGCGACGTAGTTCAGGTCCGCACCGACGAGCGTCAGCACGGCCACTTGCACCGCCGTGGCGTCCGCTGCGTCGACCGTGAGGTTGCCCGCCGCGAGCAGGGTCGTGGCGTTCTTGAGCAGCTGGATCACCAGCGTCTCGGCCGCGGCGCACGCCACCCGCAGCTTGACCGCGAACCCGAGCACGGTGCCCGGGACGCTCGCGGCCAGGATCTGCACCGTGGTGCCGACGCCCGGCGGAATCACGCCCGCGATGCCGGAGTTCACGACGCCCGGGCCGTGCCCGCCCGCGATGTCGGCGGCTGCGGCTGTTGCGGCGACGATGGCGCCGCGCGTCTGCGAGTCGATGAGCTGTGCGAGCATTTTCTCCTCCGTCCGCGGTCGCTACGCGCCACGGTCAATCTCAAATCCTACCGTCACGCGTCGCCTAGTCGAACTGCACCTCGATGTCGACGACCGTGTCGCGCATCGGGGTCGCGCCGCCGCCGGGCACGTATACCCGAACGACCGACACGAGCTCGCCCGCCGCGAACTCGGCCAGGGCGCCCGCGCCGACGACGCCCGCGACTGGCGTGTCGATGGCGATCGCGCTGTCGACCGTGATGAGGCCGGTCAGGGCCGTGGCCCCGGCGATCTGCACGTCGAAGGTCATGGACTCGCCCGCCGCTGCCACCGTGCCGGTCTCGGCCGCGCAGGCGAGGATCCGACCCGCCGCCAGGGCCCGGAACACGCGGAGCGTCTCGGACGCCGCGGCGAGCTGCCGGCTGTCGTGCTGGCTGCGCCCCGCGCCGATCGCCGCGAGCCGCGCCGTCGCGGTCCTGGCCTCGCGTCCGCCGAGCGTCGTCCACCCGTAGGCGGCGGCGCCGATCTGCACGCACTCGAACGTGTAGCTCTCGAACGGGCCGTCGATGAGCACCGCTGCCGCGATGCCGTCGATCGTGTCCGCGCCGGCGGGCGTGACCGAGATCGCGGTGCCCGGAGCGGCGCCACCGCTCGCGTCGACGACCGGGATCTTCTTCCCGACGATCGCTGCGGCTGCGGCGGGCAGGTTCACGACGGAGGGCGCGGCGATGGTCACCGTGTCCACCATGATGAGCCGGTCGCCGCCGGCGACTGCGATCGGGGTCGCGACCGCGAACGTCGCGCCCTCTTCGTCGCCGATGTCGCACCAGGTCGTTCCGGTCCACGCGATCGTCGACCCCGCGAGGAACGACAGACCGGTGTTCGTGTGCGCCGGTGCGCCGGCGTTGTCCGTCACGTCCGCGGTCACGCGGTAGGTGTGCCCCGCCGCGACGGCCGCTGCCGCCGGGAAGTCCGCGGCCGCCCCGATCGCCCCGATGAACTGGAACGGACCGGCGAACGCGTCGAGCTTCGTCTTGTCCGCGCCGGACATGAGGCCGGACGCTCCGCCCGCGACGACGTTCGCGATGACGTCGCCGCCGCCGGTGACGTGGCGACCCGCGTGCGCGTTCGAGCGCCCGATGATCTCGTTCAGCTTGCCGCCGAGCTCGAGCCCCGCGTCGCTGTCTTCCGTGATGTTCTTCCCGCCGCTGAAGAATCCGGCCGGGAGCAGGTCGAGGTCAGCCATGTTCGTTTCCTCCGTTGCGACCGCGAACCTGTCGCGGCGTTTTCACTTTTGCTGTCCGCGGCAGAGCTGCTTCAAAGCTCGCACCGCTTGATCGTGTCGCTGCGCCTCCGAGTTGGCGAACGAGAGATTGAGCTGATCCCAAACCTCGCCCGGATCCTCGAACGTGAACCGGAACTCCCGACCTCGTGGCGCCTGATGCGTGTGCGCCGCCGAGAGCTTGAGCCCGTTCATGTGCACGTAAGCGGCGAACGACAGGTTGGTCGTCGTGCGCAATCGCACGTCCGGTGCCGTCGTCGTCATGTCGCCACCTCCGCACTACTTCCCCTTGCCGTGCCCTTTGGCTCCGCGCACCTTCTTGTCGTCGGCCGGCTTGTCGGTGTCGGTGTCGGTGTCGCTTTCGGTCTTCTCGCCGTCCCCGGGCTCGCTGTTCGGCGCGCCCTCGGGCTCGTCCGTGGCCTTGTCGTCGGCCTTGGTCTCGGGCACCTTGCCGGTGTCCGCGGTCGCCGCGGACGGCAACCTGGGCGACGTCGAAGGCTTCAGGCCGGTCTTCTCGGCCTTCTTCTCCTCCGACTGCACGAGCGCGCGAACGGGCGCCGCGCCGGTGCGCGCCGCGTCTTCCATCTCGCGCTGAATGAGCGCCTGCGCTGCGGCGAGGTTCGGCACGTCGATCACCTCGAACTGCTCGATGCCGCGCGTGCGGATGTACTCGATCTCGGCCTCGTCCGTCACCTCGACGAGCGGCGACGGAAACCCGCCGACGCCTGCGACGTAGTGGCGACCGCTGGCGGAGACGAACGTCTTGCAGACGCGCCCCTTCTGCTTGTCGAACTCTTTCAACCGCACGAACTTCATGGTGCCTCTCCCTTGTCGCGTGTCGTGACGACCTCGGCCGCCCGGCCCGCTGTTCGTTGCCCTACTTGCAGATCGCCAGCACCCGGAACGTCACGAGGTGCAGGTCGCCGTGGTTCGCGACCTCGAGCCCCGTTGTGCGCACGAACGCCTTGAGGCAGTCGGTCGCCTTGTCGTAGACGACGTAATGCGTTGCGACGCACCCGATGTCCACGACGCCGAGCACCTCGATCTGCTGGTCCGCCGCCTTCGCGCGCACGAGCGCCTGGAAGGTGGGCGTGCCGTTCGTGTGATAGTCCGAGTCGCCCGCGAACGACAGATCCAAAACCGGATCCGGCGCCGACGGCTTGAACCCCGCCTTCGTCTCGACTGTGATCGTTCCGAGTGCCATGTGTCTCCGTCCCTTCTTCCGCGAGCTCTACTTGCAGAGCACGAGGACGCGGAACGTGGTTCCGCTCAGATCGCCGCCGGCGTACTCGACGCCCGTCGCGCGGACGATGACCATCAGCTTGCCGGTGGTCTTGTTGTAGACCGGGTAGTAGGTCGCGTCGCCCGCGATGTCGACGATCCCGAGGATCTCGACCGCCTGGTCGTTGCACTTGGCCTGCAACAGCGCGGTGAGCAGCGTTCCGCCCGCGCCGTACGCGCCGTCGCCGGGGAACGAGATGTCGAGCATCGGGCTCGGCGCGCTCGGCTTGTACCCGCCCTTGTTGTTGACCGTGATCGTCCCGAGTGCCATGTCCGTTCTCCTCTCGCGCGTCAAGCCGCGCGTCTAGAATCAAACCGTCTTGCCGTCAAACGCGCCCGCGTCTTCGCCGTCCCCTCGTCGCGGACTACCGCACCTTGATGTTGTAGCCCTTCACGACCGCGTCCTCCTCCTTGTAGCAGAAGCCGCAGCGGAGGCTCGCGACGCAGATCCACTCGCCGGAGACGATGTCCTGGTCCGTCGCGATCTTGATCGACCGCCAGAAGCCCCACACGGCCATCTTCGGGTCCATGAGGAGCGTGTCGGAGCAGGACGCCGCCGGGTCCAGCGTGTCGGGCATGACCGGCACCGGGATCATCGGCACGCCGAGCGGCTTCAGCGGCTCCATCGAGTTGAGGATCTGGTCGCTGTAGTTGCCGACCCGGTCCGACAGCTCGTCGCGGTAGCCGAGCTCCGCGAGGTCGCCGGTCAACCAGATGAAGTTCTGCTTGAAGCGGTTGTACTGCTTCGGCATCGCCTTCCGCATGTCGGTCAGCTTCGACTTCGAGATCGGGAGCGAGCCGAAGTCGACCGTGTGCGTCACGGCGAGCTTGCGCATGCCGTCGAACTGCTTGAGCAGCGTGTCGGCTGACGCCGTGTCGCCGTTCAGGCACAGGTCGTCGAGGTCGTACGCCGCCTTCTCCTGCAGCATCTGCATGCAGGTGTTGATGAGCGTGCCCTGCTCGATGTTGTCCTCGAGCACTTCGTCGTTCAGCCGGATCTCGGCCTTGAGCAGCTTCGTGGTCAGGTCCACGTGCTCGGTCGTCGGCTTGATCCGGTCGCCGGCCGGGAGCGCCTGACCGGAGACGCCCGGGCGCAGGACGCGGCCGGTGATCCCGATCTTGTCGATGATCGCGCTGTGCGACTTCATCGTCCGCACGTCGATCATCGAGAGCACCTTGGACTCGGCGACGATGTCCTTGAGGAAGGTCTGCGCGCGCTCGACCGGGAGATACCCGCCGTCGCTGATGAGGTCGGAGACCTCGAGGTCGGCCTTCTCCATGATCGTTCTGTTCGGCGTTCCCATCGTTCTCACCCTTTCTTAGCGGCGGCGCGCTTCTCGGCGGCCACCTCTGCTGCGAGATCTTTCGGCCACGGCTTCGGGCCGGACTTGGCGACGGTGCTCTTCTGCACCTGCTCGCCGGTCGGCTTCGCGGCCGGGGCTCCGACGCCCGAACGCAACCGCGCGTTCTCGGCGTGCGCCTCGACGAGCTCGGCGGCGCTCTTCGCGAGCGTGGCCTTCACCTCGTCGAGATCGGTCGACAGCTTCTCCACCTTCGTGCGGAGGTCCGTCGCTTCGGCAGCTGCCTTCTCGATCGCCGTCTTATCGACGGACTTCTCGAGCCCGTGCGCGAGGTCGGCCGGAGGGGCGGGAGCGACGACCGGCTGCGGGGCGACCGTGCTCGCGATCTTCGCGAGGCGTTCGGTCACGTCCGTGAAGCGCTTCGCCAGCTCGGCGTTCGCGCTCTCGGCCTGTGCGTCCGTTCCGTTCTTCTCCGCCGCCGCGCCGGGCTCGGCCGGGGGCGCTGCTTCCTCGTTCTCTTTCTTGGACTTCTCGGGCGGTGCCGCCTTGCCGCACGACGGGCACTTGTCCTTGCCCATCAGCGGCGCGCCGCACTCGCACTTGCCGTCCGCCTTCATCATGATGAACTTGTGCTCGCGGTTCGCGCCGGCCTTCACCAGCGAGACCATCTCCACGTCCATGTCGACCAGCTCGGTGATCGGCTTCGCGGAGGTCGCGTCCTTCTCGATCTTGTCACGCTGCAGCATCTTGTTCTCCCTCGAGTGGCTTGCGTGTTGCCTCGCCGCCGATGCTGAACGCGCCGATCTTCCCGGCCTTCACGTCGGCCCAGATCGCGTCGTCGAGCACTCGCAGCGCGAGCAGCCACGACCCCTTGGTGATCTTCCTCTGGTCTTCGCCCTCGCCGATGTTGAGATCGCAAGGGGCGAGGTAGCTTTCGAGCACGCGCACCTGGTCGTTCTTCAACGCTTCCCAGTTGTGCGTGAGATCGATCTTCCCGTGCTTCTCCATCCACCCGTGCGCTGCGGCGCGGATCGTCTCCTCGGTGTAGACGTCGCGCTGCGTGTCGGGTTTGATCTGGTCGTCCGCCTTCAGCGTCGGCTCGAGAACGAGCCCGAGGATGTAGCGCTCCTCGGTGGCGTCCTTCGTCTTCGCGACCTCGGTCCGGCTCACGACGCGGAGCCCGTTCTTCGAGATCGCTCGGTTGATCGCCCGGATGCCGTGGTACACGGAGGTCGCCGCTTCGATGTCCGCGATCGTCCCCGCCTTGTCCGACTCGCCCTTCACGCGGCCGACGACGGCGGTGATGCCCGTCGCGATCGGCTTCGTGCGGAACTGCGAGAAGAACTGCGGGTCGTACTGGCGGAAGCGGAACGACGTGCCGGCCGTGTCAACGTCACCGGAGACGAAGCCCTCGTTCTCACCGAACCAGGCTTGCGCCTGTGCTTGCGTGAACTTCTCGTTGTCGAAGATGAGCGACTGCACTACCCAGGCGCCCGAGTCGTAGGCGGGCTTGCGTCCGCCCGCGGGCTTCGCGACCTCCTCGGAGATCGCGACGTTCGGGTAGTAGGTCGCGCGGTCGTCGACGGGCGTGGCGAAGATGGACACCTTCCCGATGCGCGTGCAGGGCTCGGCTGTCTTCGGCGGCGCGACGATGTCGCCGACGATCTCGACGGTGGCCTTCGCCACCTCCTCGAGCACGGTCATCGCGTCGACACCCAGAAAGGTGCCGCTCGCGGACCGGAAGATGCCGAGCTCGTGCTCCATGCTTACGGGCGCGCCTTGGGCGGCTCCCTCCTCGAGGCGGCGAACATCTGCGTCGGGGTCTTGCGGTCGCCGGCGATGTCCTTCGGCCACGGCTTCGGCGCGCTCTTCGCGAGCGCCTCCTTCTCGGCCGCGGTCTTCTTCTCGTCGAACGCCTTCTTCTCGTCGGCGCTCATCTTCTCGTAGGCGGCCTTCTCCTCGGCGGTCTTCTTCGCGGCGGCTTCGTCCTCCGCCTTCTTCTTGTCCTCGGCCTCCTTCGCGTCGGCCGCTGCTTTCTTCTCGTCGGGCGTCTTGCCCTTCTCGGCTTCCGCCTTCGCTGCGTCGGCCGCTGCTTTCTCGGTGGCGAGCTCCTCGTCGCTCTTCTCCTTGCCGCTCTTCTTGCCGTCGCCGGCGGAGGCTGCCGAGGAGATCTTCGCCGCGAGGTCCGCGACCTTCGCTTCGAGCGCCGTGATGCGCGCCTCGACATCGACCTTCGCGATGACCTGGATCGCGACGAGGTCGTCGGCCTTCAGCGTCTTGCCCGCTGCCTGATCCTTCACCGCTTCGATGTTGCTCTGCAGCAGCGCGAGGGCGTCGGTGTCGGGCGACTTCTCGAGCGTCTTGGTCGTCTCTTCGACCATCGCGACGAAGTCGGCATACTTGATCGTCCGCAGCGTTGTCTTCGGCATCGTGTTCTCCTCGTTTGCTAACCGTTGGCGACCCACATGCGGTCGACCGACGCCGGCTCCCACGCCACGCCGTCGAGTGCCGCACGCAGCCCGTCGGGCATGACGTCGAGTGCTCGCGCTACGGAGTACCCGCAGTCGTTTCGCAGCTGTCCGAAAATCTCGATGGCGATCGCCATCCGGCGCTTCACGTCCGACGCGGTCATCTTGGGGTTGCAGTGACCTTCCCTGGCTGCGTCCGTGAAGAACGACTTGCGCACCGCATTCGTGATCTCGCGTGCCACGCGCTGCATTTCGATCGGATCCTTCGACAGCTCTGCGAAGGCCCGAGTCGGTTCGCCTCTGAATGGCAGCAAGATCGACGAGCTCATGCAACCACCGTAGAGCAGACGGGCGCGAGGTGCAAACGTGTGACGCTGACGGCTACGACGACAGACGAGGATCGCCGATGGTGAGACCGAGCACGGGCGCGACGATGCGCAGCACCGAGAGGTTGCCTTCGAAGCCCTCGCCACCCTTCACCCACCCGTCGCCGGAGATCGAACGGAAGTCGGCCGCGCGGAGGTCGGCGCGGCTCGCGATCATCTCCTCGAGTTGTGCGAGCTGCTCTTCGCCGCCCGGGGCCGCGGTGCACGTCCACTTCCCGATCGCGTCGTGGGTGTTTCGTCCGATCCAGGTCGCTGTCGCGATGACCTTGTGCGCGTCGTTCATGATGTCGAGTTCGACTTGCATCAGAAGTTCCCTCCACTCGTCGACCGGAGCGGTTGAGCCGAACCGAGCCCCGCGAGGGTTCGGCTGCTGCCTTCCTTCCTATCTTTCTTTCTATTCTCTCTGATCTCTCTTACGCGTTCCAACCGTTCGGAACGCGTTCTCACCGTTCGGAACGCTCCGCAACCGTTCCAAACAGACCGAATTGGCTCGGTTCGTACGATCACACCCATGCGCCTTCCATGGTCGCCAAGTACAAACCGACCTGGCTAGGACACGCCGACCACATCGCCGCGAGCGACTCGTCCTGGTTCCCCGCGAAGCGCGCCGCGGCCATGTCGAGGTACGGCACGCACTCGTCGTCCACGATCCCGTCGTAGAGATCAATCCAGCGGCCGGCGAGCGCCGTGCGACCGTAGAGCGACTTCACCTTCTTCCCGGGCATTGTGTCCTTCTCGCGCACGAGTTCGGCGATCGCCCTCGTCCGCCCGACGTTGTCGAGGAACTCCTGCGCGCCGAGGGCGACGTCCGCCGCGGTGAACCCGGGCGGCAGGAGGATCGCGCCGCGCTCCTCGTGGTAGTGCGCGGTGCCCGGCCCCTGGTAGAACGCGGGCAGGACGTGCGCGGCCACGGCTTGCTGATAGCTGACGTTCGAGAACTGCAGGGCGAGCCCCCACAGCAGCTTCGAGTCGAGCTCCACCGCGATGTCGCCGAGGCCGTCGAGCACGGGTGCTTCCTCGATCTCGAGTTCCTCGAGGT